TCGGTTTTGCGGATTACTTTTTGATTGTATGGGATTTGGTGAAGTGGGCTGACAATAACGGCATTGGTCGTGGTACTGGTCGTGGGTCTGTTGGCGGTAGTGTCTTGGCGTTTTTGTTGGACATTACTCAAGTTGATCCAATCAAATACAATCTGCTGTTCGCTCGGTTTATCAACCCCGAAAGAAACGACTATCCCGACATTGACTTGGACTTTGAAGACAAGCGCCGTGATGAGGTTAAAACTTATCTTGCCACTCGCTGGGGTAAAGATAATGTAGCGGCAATTTCCATCTATGGTACTTTCAAATCAAAGAGTGCGGTTAAAGATGTTGCAAGAGTGCTACAAGTTCCGTATGCCGAGATCAACTCCATCACACCGTTTTTTGAAACCATTGATGAGCTCAAAGCCACCGAAAAAGGCAAGGTCTTTATCAAGAAATATCCCGATGTTGTACCGTTGGCATCAAGGTTGGAAAATCGGATTCGTACCGCTGGAGTCCATGCGGCTGGAATGGTGGTTTCCTCCGTTCCGTTGACCGATGTTTGCCCCGTTGAATCCCGTAAGGATTCTCAAGGTGGAGACCGTTCGGCTGTTACCGCTTTTGCGATGGAAGATGCCGAAGCCGTTGGGCTTATTAAAATAGATGTTTTGGGTCTAAAGACCGTATCTGTCATTAAAGATTGCTTAGCGAAGATCCAGGAGCGTCTGGGGATAGATGTGAGGGCTCAATCACTCAAGCTGGATGACCATAAAGTGTTTGAAAACTTCAATAATATCAACACCGTTGGTATCTTTCAGGCTGATGCGGCTGCTTATAGAAACCTCATTGAAAGAATGGGTATTGACAACTTTAATGACCTTGTTGTATCTAACGCATTGGTTAGACCTGGAGCCTTGCTCTCACAAGGGCAGAAGTATATTGACTGTAAAAAGGGTGTCGCTAAGCCTAAGTACCCTGACGAAGTAGTGCGAGAAATCTTGGAAGAAACTTACGGTACTGTAATTTTCCAAGAGCAACTTATGCAAATGGCTGTGTTGCTCGCAGACTTTACTTGGTCAGAAGCCGACTCGTTGCGTAAGATCATTGGTAAGAAGCGAGATGCGGCAGGATTTGATAAATACAAAGAGAAGTTTGTAAACAACAAGTACCTTACCCCAGCACAATCTGAGAAGATTTGGGCAGAGTTTGAAATGTCAGCTTTGTATATGTTTAACAAATCACATGCTGTTGCTTACTCACTCATGTCATATCAGACAATGTGGTTGAAGATCAACTACCCTCTTGAATTCATTTGGGCACTTCTTTACAATGAGTCTGCATCTGACAAGATCACTGCTTATCTGATGGAAGCACAAAGGCTTGGATTAAAAATCTATGCGCCTGACATTAATAAGTCAGAAGAGTTCTTTTCAATGTCACTTCCAGGTGAAGAGGAGGGGATTAGATTCGGTCTTGCCAATGTCACTGGGTGCGGTACTAGTGCGATCAAAGAGATTACAACGAAGCGACCATTCAATTCATTTGAGGAGTTTAGTCATAAGTGTTCTAAGTCTGCTGTCAAAGCTCCGCTTAGAGAGAACTTGGATAAAGTTGGTGCGTTTGAATCAATTGGTCATGTATCGCAATTTGATAATGAGAAATATTATTTGCCGATCCTTGGGTTCCCAATTGCGGCTAATCAACACAAGACTGCTATTGATGAATTTGTAGAAAATGCGGCTGAATTTCATGAAACAATGTCAAACATTACTCTTATTAAAGCTGTAGTTCGCTCTACAAAGAAAGCTACGGGCTATTTGCGGGTGGAATTTGAAGATCACTCAGGTTCTTGTACTGTGTTTGGCGAGCGCAATACTGAGCTGGCACAAAGAGATTATGTGTATGCACTTATTGGTGATAGAACACTCCATGCATACTGTGATGTATATCAGGCGGAAGATTCAAACCTGTTTAATATCATGATGATGAAGAAGAACGGGCAAGACCATAAGTATTCTTGGTTGTATGAGCATGGTATTGGTTATGTAACTGACGAAAAAACTCTTGCCTACATCTTTAATATCAGAAACTTTATTACTTCATCTGGCAAGGAAATGGCTAGCGTTTATTGCTGGGATGGGAAGCAGTTTTTTAAGATTGTAATTTTTTCCGCTGTGTACAAGAAAGTTAAGCAGATGCTTAAGGAAGGCGAATGGTACGCTGTTCGTCTGTCAAAAGTTGAAGACAAGAACACTCTTAACCGTCTTGACTCCTACAAGCTTGAAGCGGCAGACAAAATTATCACAGTGGATGATTATATTAAGAGGAAGAATTTAGTAAAAGAGAGTGTTTAATGCTTCTTACTATTTATATACCAACATATAGGCGTGAATCTGTTGTTCATTGCGTTGAAAGTATAATTGATCAGATGACAGATCAAGTTGAGTTAATCATATCTGACAATGATGAAGATGGTTTTGCAAAAAACCTTTTATATCCATATTCACAATACATAACGGAGTACTCTGTAAGAAAACAAAACATAGGGTGTGATGGTAATTGTTTGTACGGAATAACTAGCGGTAGCGGTGAGTATGTATGGGTGATTGGTGATGACGATGTTCTTCTTCCAGGAGCTATTGAAACAATACTTCCGATGTTAAATGGAGTAGACAGAGTTATGCAATTTGCACCTTACTCTGGCGAAGTTGTGTCTGGTTTTTCTGGTACAATGGCTGAGTTGATAAATCTTTTAAATGATAAATCATTTTTAGTCGCAGCAACACTTGCAAGCATGAATATTTGGAGAAGAGATGTTATGGATTACAAGATTGGGGTTAAAAATCTGGATTCAAGGAATGTCCTTGCATGGTCTGGTATTAACTGCAAGACCGTATCTACCCCTCCAGTTCCAACTGTTCTTGTTAATGACACTAACCTATACGAATTCAAGGGTTTTGACACAGTGATGTTTGACTACACAGACTCACTAGCTGACGCTAATGGTGTAGATAGATTTACATTTTACAATGCAAATAGATGGACATTTGTTAGTTCATCACTGGAGAAAAAATGATTGTATATACTGGCGGCACATTTGACCTGTTTCATTCAGGTCATGTTAGGTTATTAAAGAAGTGTAGGGATTTGGCGGGTGATGATGGGCAAGTTGTTGTCTCTGTAAACCCAAGCGAGTTTGTGTCTGCCTATAAAGAACCACCAATTTGTGACTTGATGGAGAGAATGGAAGTTGTTGCTTCATGTAAATGGGTTGACAAAGTTATCATCAATATAGGCGAAGCTGATTCCAAGCCTGCTATTTTAGAGACAAATCCAGATCTAATCGTTGTCGGCTCTGATTGGGCAAATAAAGATTATCATAAACAAATGGGATTTACTCAGAAGTGGTTGGATGAGCACAATATCAAAGTTGTATTCGTATCATACACAGAGGACATCTCAACAACAATTATTAAAGCAAGAATTTTAGATAGAATGTTTCAATAAAGGAGAAATATGTTAATTGTAGATAAGCGCAAAGGGCACACAATGCCTATTCATGATGTTATTCCAACTCCCAGTATCGGTTTAAATCGGGCTTTAGGCGGTGGGCTTAATACTGGTGCAACTCACTTGTTTTGGGGTACGCCATCGGTAGGTAAAACTACTATGTGTTTTCGGATTATTGCCGAAGCTCAAAAGCTTGGGTACCGACCAGTAATCATTGATTCGGAGTCATCCTATAATGATGAGTATGCCGCCAAGTGCGGTATTGATATTAATGATGTGGTGATTATTCAGTCAACCATCGTAGAAGAGATTATGAAGAACCTGATTGGATATCTGACAGATGACAAGGAGAAGCACATATTCTTGTTTGATTCGCTGTCCAACATTATCAAGGAAGAGTTTTATGACAAGCCTGAAGGTGGTAAGGCAATGGGCTTGCAGTCACGCTCACAGGGATACCTGTTGCAAAAACTGGTGAACTATCTCCATAAGGAGCGCAACATCATGCTATTCGTTGCTCACCAAACGGTTGACTTGAGCGGAATGTTTGCGGTAACGAAAGCCAAGATGGGCAACACGGTTCACCATAACATGCACAACATCGTTAAGCTATTTCTCTCAATGTCAAAGAGCGAAATGGAGCGTGAGGAGAATAATATGATTACCTCGCAACGAGCGACTTGGACTGTTGAAAAGACAAAACAAATCCCCACAATCGGGGCAACAGGTTATTATTATGTACTTCCACAAGAGGGGCGAATTGATCAAGGTCGTGAGATCATTGATATTGCCATTGAGATGGATCTCATCCAGCGCAAAGGTGCCTGGTATACATATGAAGAAAGTAAGTGGAATGGTATGGGTGCAATTGAATTGACTGACAAGCAGGTTAAGGAAATTCTTAAAAGGATTAACTCATGAGTGATGAACTTAAGCGGTTACGAGAAATAGTTCGTAATTATGTAAAAGCTGAAGATGCATATCTTAGCGCACACCCAGAAACTGATACATCTCAACTGAAAAAGAAAGTTGATGAAGCGTGGAAGGCGCTAAAGAACGAGGTGTTATAATTGATTTTTTCAATTCATACCGATCAGCACATTAAGGATGCGGAGGGTGTATTTGGCTATGCCTATGGTTACGATAATATTGTAAAGCATTTTAATCAGTTCTCTTATCGTGGTAAGAATCTTGAGGTTGTAGATAACGACCCAGCCGCTCAGATCCAGATGTTTTATATGGAACCAGAGTGGCATCACCCCGTCACAGGGCAGGACTTTAGACAGCCAGGGTTTAAGAAACATCATGACCATCAGTACAAAATTAATGGTACATATTTAGAAGCAACAAAGGTTTGGGATTGGTGGATTCCCACGATGAAAACATTTGATGAGATCTGGGTGGGTAATCAATTCTCTGCAGATGCAATTGCTAATTCTGGGATAGATGTACCAACATATGTATTTGAACTTGGTATTGATGATATGTGGAAGCCATTTAAGCGAGGTGGTCGGGATAAAATACGATTTCTCCATGTTGATTCTGGAAGTCAACGCAAGAGGGCAGATCTTGTTGAGAAAGCTTTCCTTAAGTTGTTTAAAAACAATAATGATGTTCAATTAACATTAAAATATCATGGCACTGGCGAGAGTGCTGGATATAGCGTCATGAATCTTTTTGAAGAAAACTACGGTTCAAATATTTTTAGAATTTTTAAAACTCTTTCACAGGAAGAAATGGTTCAATTATATTACAAACATGACATTTTGATTTACCCAACAGAGGGCGAGGGATTCGGTTTGATACCCCTCCAGGCTTTAGCTACAGGCATGCCAACGATTTCAACGAGCAGATGGTGTAGCTACGAAAAGTACTTAGGCAGTAATATTATTGAATCAACACTTGGCAAAACACAGCACTCTGGTTATCATACTGGCGATGTTATTCTTCCAGATTTTGATTCAACAGTTGAGTTGATGAAGAATGCGGTGGATAATTTTGATGCTCAATGTGATTTTTATTATAATCAAGCGCCAGAAGTGATTAAAGAATACAATTGGCAGAAGCAATGTAACAAGATGTTGAACGGCTTAATTAAGCGTGTTGGTGTCGGGATGTTTAAACCTCTCGGCAGAGTATCTAGGAAAAAGCATATATATTTTGATCATGGAACGGGGTATGCCTTGCAATCTGGTATTAAATTTACAAAAGAACAGCGGATTCTATTGGTTTCCCAGGAAGAATATGATATGTTAATAACTAATCCTAATTTTAGAGAACCAACAGAGCAAGAACTGGAAAAATATTTTAGTGAAAAGAACTGAAAAAGAAGAAATTAAAAGAGATCGGGCTAAGCCTGTAAAGAATTCTGGTCGTGGTATTAAGAAGGGCGATGCTTCTCTACATAAGTTTCTAGTTGACTATAAACATAATGAGAAAACATTTACTCTCACCCTAAAGGCTTGGATGAAAATGAGAAAGGATGCATGGAACGCTAATTACAAATACCCATGTATTTCCGTAGTGTTTGGCGAGAATTCCGAAACCAAAGTTGCTATAATTGACTGGGAAGTGTTCCAAGATCTAATTAAAGGAAGTGAATATGAAGTTTAAATTTTGTTGCGATAAATTATCTGGTCATAAAAGTCTTGGCATAAACCTGGATCATGATGAGTTTGCTATTGGTGTAAATCTTATATTTTGGTTTGTTGGGATTGCAAAAGTTTATCCACCATATCAATCTTTAGTTAAAACAGAAGATCTCAGAAAGGATATCTAGTGCCCGATATTATAATTAATAAAGAAATTTTAGCCGAACAGATGGGTGATAAGGCTGATGAATTTCTGGAATGTATTAGAATAGTAGAGGACATTATTCAAAACCCAGACCATTATCTAGGCGCTCAGGCTATTAAGTATGCTAATATATTAGCAGCGTATAGAACATTAATGATTGTTAAATCTCAAGCTTTCAAAAGAAAGTCTGCTGTTATGAATGATCAAGATAAGTTTGTTAATGATATATGGAAAACCATGTATGAAGCATTAGCGGAAAATATAAATGCACTAAAACTCGCTGCGAAAGGCGGTATTCAATGAAATCATTAAAAGTATTAAGGAACCCAAAGCCAACGGAAGTTGTAGTGGAAGTTCCAGAGGAGAGCTTTACTACTGCTCAGTTAGTAGATAGCTTGAATAAAGCTATTGATGAAAATTTGACGGAAAGAAATAAGCCAGAATTTAAAAAAGTAAAAGGGTTTCACCCAAGCTACACCAACCAGTGCTCACGCTATTGGTACTATATGTTTGACGGAGTTAGCGTAACTCCAGATTTCAGAGCGCAAACACTTAGAATTTTTGATAATGGTCATGCTGTTCATGACAGGCTGTACGGTTACTTTAGAGATATGGGCATCCTGGTCGCTGAGGAAATCCCAGTGACCTATTCATCACCTCCAATTGAGGGAACTGCTGATGGAATCATTAATTGGCATGGAGAGAAGTTAATTGAATTAAAGTCAATTAGCTCAGAAGGCTTTCACTACAGAAAGATGTACAACAAGCCAAAAGATGAACACTACAGACAGGCACAGATTTATATGGAATGCTTGAATTTAGATGGCGGTTTTGTTATTTATGAATGTAAGAATAATCAAGAAATTCTTCCTATTTATATTGAAAAAGACCAGCCGTTTATAGACAAGCTTTTTAAGAAATACAGAGATATTTATGGGAATTACACTAGCGGTAATATCCCTGACAGACCGTATAAGAGAACATCTAAGCATTGTTCTGATTGTAATGTGTCTTCTTTATGCTGGGGAGAAAGTGAGTAATGAAGAAAGAATTTGCAAGAATTTAGATTGTAGTAAAGCATTTACCCCAAAATCTTATAACAGCATTTATTGCTCTGCTGAATGCAGGAGATTAGTAACAAATGCAAAATTATTAAATAATTATTATGAAAAAAAAGCAAATATAAATAAAAAAAGAATTTGTAAAACAAAAAATTGTGAAACTGTTTTATCAAGATATAATAAAGAAAATATTTGTGAAAAATGTAAAAGAGAGAGGTATGTTCAAAGACTAGTTGGTTGGGGCTGGGATGAAAAAACCATCAGGGATGGTATTGAGTGAATCTAAAAAATATAGTTAACACAAGTGATAAAAGAATTTTATCAATAGATCCATCATCTCACTCCCTAGGGTGGGCTGTGATTGATTTTAATAGTGGTTTAAAATTAGTTGATTGCGGTAAAATAAAATTTACAAAAACAAATGACATATCAGTTAAATTTAATGAAATTAATGCGGGGATTAAAGAAATTTGTAAAAAATACAGCCCTAGCATGACTATCATTGAACAATCTGTTTACATTCAAAATTTTCAAACAAGTAGGGTTATTTCTTATATAATTGGCTACACCTGGGGAATAGTTCAAAACTATTGTTTTAAAGTTATGGATATTAACCCCATTCTTTGGAAACGAGGGATTGGTTATAAAAATATTTCTAAATCAGATAAAATAATTTTTGATACGGAATCTAAAAAGAAAAAAGAAAGAAAAGACAGGGTTCGGGATATTGTGCTTGATTATTTTCAAATGTCTGAAGAAAATGTAAAAGATGACGACATTATTGATGCAATCGGTATTGGTCTTTGGTATTATTTAATGGTGATTTCTAATGGCTCTTGAACCTTACAAAGATAAAAGCTGGCTGTACGAGCACTATGTTAAGAAGCGTATGAATTTAACAGATATTGTTAAATTACTTAAACAAACATACAATACTGAAATAACCCCGCAGGGCTTATATAACTGGTGCAAAAAGTATGATTTATTAAAGTTTAGGGGAAAGGGTAGAAACCTTTCTGCTACATCTAAAAGACCAAAATCTCCAATGCAACAAAAAGCTGAGCAAATGAAAAGAGACAGAAGGAAATCCATGCAACAAAAAAAGAAAGGTATGGGAAGATAATGCAAAGAAGAGTTTCGGGTGCCGATTTAGGAATATTTGCCGAACTAGACATGGTGTATAACCAGGCAAGGATGATTGAGGCAAGTCAAAATAAAACAAAATATAAATGTTTGGGGTCGGGCAATTGTTGCACGATAGGATTAACAATCCATATGACTGAGTGTGCAAATATTGCGTTCAATATCACTCAGCAGTTTTATTTGCATTTGGAAAATAAAGGTAAAGAGTACGCAGATGAGTGGTTTGGTTCAGTAGTTAGTTCTTTAAAGGAGGCAATGTACGATGAAACATGGCAATTCGGTGGTGAGACTGAGAGAAAATGTTCTTTCTATAAAAACGGGTGCACTATCTATGGGTTTAGACCTCTGGTGTGCAGAAGCTATGGGGCTTTTGTCGGTGTTGACGATGTTTGTCCTAGAGAAAGAAATGTTTACGGCAATGTAGAGCACTTCTCTGGTACCCCAGTTGAGGAAATGGTAAAACAGTTTCAGGGGTTGCTTAAGAGATATTCAAAGGATAAAGATTCAAACTATGATGTAGTGGTTTATATGCCTCTCGGAGTTCTCAGTTTTCTTTTAAGCCCAGAAGAATTAGAAGATCTTGCTGATAAAACAGATGATAGGATGTGGAAAGCTGTTGAAGGCTGGTTTAATTATAGAGTTGAATATACAAAGGTTCATGGGCTACCCCTGCCAAAATTAAGAGAAGCTGCTGATGCTGCTGGGAAAAAAATTGCGTTTCAAGTAGAGCAGTAATGATCACCTGGACAGATAATGGTTCGTCAAGAATTGGTGAGGGCTATGGCGATGCATCGTATCACATTACTAAGTATTTAAAATCTAGCGGTCTAGATTTTCACAAGACCGAGCTAGAGCCGCCAGATGAGATCAGCGGTCTGCAAATCGGTTACTCAATTAAAACTAGTATTCATGAAGGTGTTGTTATCAATCACTGCCTGCCAGAGTATTACGGTAGTCATGGTGATTATAAGATAGGTTTTTCATATTGGGAGACAACTCAATTACCTAATCACTGGGTTGATGAGTGCAACAAGATGGATGAAATATGGACTACATCTGATTTTATGAGATCGGTATTTATCTATAGCGGCGTGACTAAGCCAGTGTATAGTTTTAAACTAGGGGTTGACCCAGAAATCTATTATCCAGTAAAAAGGAGCAGAAAAAGCCCTTTTACATTTTTAAGTATAGGCTCACCCTCAACAAGAAAAAATTCTCAAGTAGCTGTTGATGCTTTTATAAAAATGTTTGGCGGTAACGATGGGTACCGTATGATATACAAATCCAAAGGTCCTCCAGATGCTAGATCATTTAGCAATGGAATGAAGGGGGCGCTAAACCATCCACAAATTGATATCATTGATTATGAAATTAGTACAGAAGAATTAGGGAAGCTTTATGACAAAGCAGACTGCTTAGTTTACCCAACAAGCGGAGAAGGGTGGGGTCTTCTACCTTTCCAGGCGATAGCCAAAGGTATCCCAACGATATGCACAAATTTTACTGCATGTGCAGAGTTTGCTCATCTTTCTGTGCCGCTTGATTATTCAGTCTCAGATTACAAGATGTCTGGTATATATGAGGGTGCTGGACACTGGGCAATGCCAGATTTCAGCGATTTGTGTGATAAAATGTTGTATGTAGTAAATAACTACGAAAGAGTCTCTAATGAGACATATTTATCCGCATTGTACATACAAGACACTATGACATGGGAAAAGGTTTCAAAGGAGTACATAGATAGATTATGTCAGATATTGAAGTAGTAAAAACAAAAAGTTTAATTGATAAAATAAAAGATGTTGAGCAAGTTGGTGTTTTACATGTAAAGGGTTATTCAATGAGAGAAATATCAACTCTCATGTCAATTCCCGTAAATGAAATAAAAGAATATATTGAAGAATACAAATTGATTCTTAATCAAACCATTGAAGAAGACCCATTTTTTCTTGAAAAGGTTCAATTTAATACGATCAAAGCGTTAACTGAATTTGATGAATTAAGCAAAGAGGCGTGGGAAACAATAAACATTGCTACTGACAATGGTATGGTTGCAGCTAGAATACAGGCTATCAAGCTGGCTGCTGAAATTGCAACTAAAAAAGCTCAATTACACAAATTGATGGGCGGGAATCAAACTGACGGTGAGTACATTGCAAGAATGCAAAAAGCAGAAAATGTTAATCAAATTCTGTCTAAGATTCTTAGAGATGTTATTTCAAAGCATCCTGCTATTGCTGAAGAAGTCAGGAAAGAACTAGAAATTGCATTTGAAATTATGACAGGTAAATCTTCTAATTTGAAACAAGAGGAGTCATAATTTGAGAACTATATTTTTGACATTTAAGACTAAAATTCATCAGAATTTGAGAACCTGTTTTTTGCCATTTAGGTCTATTTTTGATCAGAATTTGAGAACCCGTTTTCTCCCATTTAGAGAGGTATTTACAAATGTCTGATTTCCTGGGTGTCAACCTTGAATTTGACGATTTTGATCGTTTATTAAGACAAGATGAACTTATGGAACAACCTGTCTCTATTGAAACTTTTGTCCAAGATAAACATTATTTAGGTTTACCCCCTCTATCTGAAATTCAGCTTGAGATTGTAAAGCATAGCACACAAATTTTCAAATTACCTACTTTACAAAAACTTTATGGTGAAGAAGCTGGACTTGAATATTATAAGAAGTATACAGACAATGAAGTGATTTGCATGCTTGGAAAAGGATCAGGCAAGGACCATTGTGCAAGAATATCTATGGCTTACACAGTTTATTTACTACATTGTTTGAGAGACCCATTGGGCTATTACGGTAAAGCTCATGGTGTTTATATAGACCTTTTGAACCTGGCTGTAAACGCACAGCAAGCTCAAAGAGTATTCTTTGAACCATTAAAGAACCTTTTGCTATCATCTCCTTTCTTTAATAATGTTGGATTTGAACCTAGAGTATCAGAAATATTTTTCTTTTCTCGCCCAGTTAGATTATTTTCTGGACACTCAGAATCAGAAGGTTGGGAAGGTTATGAAGTACTAACAGTTATTCTAGACGAAATTTCTGCATTTAAAACAGACAGTGAATTAAAAGGTGATGTTAGATCAAAAGGATCTGCATCTGCAATTTACAACATGAGTAAATTATCCGTGATGTCTCGTTTCCCAGAAATAGGAAAAGTAATTCTTTTGTCTTTCCCTCGTTATAAAGGTGACTTTATTCAGCAGCGATATTTTAATTCCAGAGAGAAGAGCGAACCAAAAACATGGTCTATTAAGGCTGCGACATGGGAAGTTAACCCTACAATTAAAAGAGAACAATTAGAATCAGAATATATTAGAAATCCAATTGAAGCAGCATCTCGTTTTGAATGTGAGCCTCCAACAATGGAGGATGCATATTTTAGAGATGAAGAAAAAGTAAGAAAAGCTTTTATGTATGCTGACGATCCTTTGGATGAAGATGGGAAATTTCATAAATGGTTTAATAATACAGATGGTCACAGAAGATACATTCATATAGACCTTGGACATAAAAGAGACAGAACGGCATTGTGTATGTCTCATTGTTCTGGCTTTAAAGAAGTAGTTACATCAATGGGTGTAGAAAAACTACCAATTATTAATGTTGATTTAGTTCACTCCTGGAAGGCTTCCCCTGGAGAAGAAATTAATTTTGCATCAGTTAGGCAATTAATTGTTGATCTATGCAAAAGATTTGATGTTGCTAAAGTAACATTTGATAGATGGCAGTCAATTGAAATGATTCAAAGCTTAAGATCACAAGGTATAAATGCAGATTTTCATTCAGTTAAAAAAACTGATTATGATACACTAATGACTTCAATTTATGATACAAGATTAAGAGGTTACTGGAATCAGATCTTGGTTGAAGAAGAATTGTTAAAGTTAAGATTATTTTCAAATAATAAAATTGATCACCCCAATGCTGGGTCCAAGGACCTTGCTGATGCCGTAGCTGGTTCTGTATTTGCAGCTATTGAAAATATGTCAATGGAAACGGAAGTTGAAATAGAAATTTTAGGACTGGACTTAGATATAGAACAATATGATGGATTGGAAGATTTTGGAACAGTAACTAAGTATGATCATAATTTGGGAGGGTTTATTCCTGGATATATAAAATCTAATATGCCAATGGAGGAGGTGGGACCGTGGATGGAAAATCTGTAGAAAATAATAATCAAGTTGATGCCAGTGATGTAGTGAGAATTCTCGCTGCTAAAATAACTGAATTAATAGTTGAGAATGCGTTATTGACAGCGCAACTAAACAAGGTGGCGAACGGGTAGTAGAAAAATAATTTTCTAAAAAACTGGCAAAATACGCACCTACCTAGTAATCAGGTGCTAGATTACTTATCAAGCCAAAAGGCTACACAAAAAATCAAACATTGGAGAATAAAATGGAAATTAAGCAAGCAGACAAGTTCCCAGTAATCTCACGCACTGGTCGTACATCGGCAGAATTGCAAATGATTATTGACACTCTTGTAATGTCGGGAAAAACTGGATCACCTTTCTCAATTGAAAACATTGAGGCTGGTAAGAAGTATAATTCAATGCAACAAAGAATTCGTGCGCAAGCAAAGAAGCTCGGTCTAAATGTAGAAATTCATTTTGACAAAGCGAACTCTACTCTCTATTTTCGTGTGCCAAATGCAAATGGTTCAGAATTTGAGAATACACAAACGCCGATTACAAAGACTGTAAAGGCAAAGGACATTAAGAATGTCAGAACTGCTGCAAAAACTAAGTAATAAATAAAAAACAAAATTGAGGGCAGAGAGCAATCTCTGCCCTTTTTTTTGTGTATACTATTGAGATGGGACTTTTTGAAACACAAACAATAGAGATTGATAGTAAGCAATTACAAAGCTGGAATGTACTTTTTGCTATTCCTTGTTATGACCAACAGATTAGCGAACCTACAATGATGAGTCTAATTAAAACAACAATGTATTTTAGAGATCATAACATCAAGTTTGCTATTGCAACTATCACTGATTCTCTGATTAATAGAGCAAGAAATAATATGACTGCTAAGTTTATGGCGAATCCTCAATTTACTCACATGATGTTTATTGATGCAGACATATCGTGGGAGCCAGATGCAATTATTAAATTGCTATGGCATAATCAAGATGTAATAACTGGCGCTTATCCGATTAAAAAAATTGAATGGGATAGAGTTGTTAAAAATGTAAATGAAGGTATGCCCTCTGAAGATTTAGCAGAGAATAGCGTTAGATTTGTTGTTAATCCAACTAAGAATAAAGAAACCAGTAACTTGAATGTCGTCAATGGAGCTGTTGAAATTTTTGACGCAGGCACTGGCTTTATGTTAATTAAGAGAGAAACTATTACTAGATTAATTGAATCTTACCCCGAATTAAAATATAGTGACGATACTGGCTCACTGAATGATGAAGAAAAAAACTGGACATATGCTTTTTTTAATTCTTACATTGATAAGCATTTGAATAGATTCCTTTCTGAGGACTATGGTTTTTGCAGGTATTGGCAAGAAATTGGTGGGAAGATTTGGGTAGATCCAGGTATTACTTTAGGTCATTTAGGTCGTATGAAATATAGTGGTACTATGATGACATTCTTAGAACAGAACGCTCGGTTTGTAGATAAAGATGAAAAACCATCTGAAGACTGAAACTTATTAAAATAAGTCATACCCAGTAAAAATATATACTCAATTTCATAGAAAAAAGCAAAATAAAGCGGGTGGTTCATATGTTGAAGCTTTTAATATATGACGAGAGTGTGAGACAAACATATACTCAACTTTTTGCTATATTCACTTCATACCCGTTCCCGCAATAAAGTTTTTTTTATAACTTTTAATATAGGCTTCGTGCTGTCCTTAAACATACGCTAAGATAAAGCCTTTATCTTATGCCGATCAATCGCACCACTAATCGGACCATTAATGCCCCGATCAAAAAATGTGCCTTATCTCCGCAATAAAATCCATCAAATAAACTTTTAAATAATGTACTGGACTTACTAATTGCGCTATGATAGGATATGTCAATGCTTATATCAGAGATTGTACAGGAAATAACAAAAAATATATTAAAAAATATAAGAAAGGGATTAGTGTGACTAAAGTATATTCTATGACGCATGATATGATACAACATAACGCACAAGATATTGTGGAGTATAGCGATAAAGAAAAGCAATTGTTGGGCTCAGAAATAGTTGCTGGTAAAGTAAATTACGGCTTTATTGTTAGTTTCAAATATACTTATACTGGTTATGAAACAATTACAAGTGCTCTTACTGATAAAGATTACGAGTTTGATATGGAACAATTATTGTCATTTATTAGACAAATAGAATTGCGTAATGCAAACATTGCTATTGTTTATCCTGATGGTTCTGATTATTCCAAACGCAAATTTGGTTCGCAAAGAAAAGCAAGAACTTCTGCTATTACTGGTAATTCACAAATACATCCATCTCATTATCTAAAATAAGAAAGGCAAATAAAGTGACAAAAGTAAACCTTAAAAATATTCAATCAAAAATTATTTCATCTGTTGATATAGATGTTGCTGTTTATACACCTATTGCTCCACGCAAAGATTGTGTAAAAGTAAATCTTAACAACATAAATAATCTTAGTCGTGCTTGGAAAAAACAAGATATTGTTCCAGCATCATTTGATATTATTCTTGATACATATGATTCAATTGAAGAAATTGAACATATGAAGTCATTGCTAAAGATAAAAGCAATTCGCAATAATCGTACTGGTAAAGTATTTGATTTAGCAGAAGAGCGTTTATTTATGCGTCTAAAAAAGATAGAACAAATAAAAGTAGTTGTTCATATTCTTGAATCAGATATTGATGTTGTTATTGCTGGCTACGAAGAAAAAGCAATTGACACCAATATTGCCCAGCTTAAAAAACTAATTGCTAAATTAGAAATTGAACATAAGAAAAAGCAAGTACTGATAAACGATAATGTACGCCGTATGGCACGAAGTATCTAATAGAGAAAGGAATTATAATAATGGAACATAAAGACCAATTATTAAATGAATTAGAAAATCTAACTACTGTTATGAATATTCCAGTAGGTAGAAGAAAAGATTATTATTGGATAATGCGTAATGGTTCAATTCTAAATGAAAATAATCGCAATTTAGATAAAGTAATCAAAATTTGTAAAATATTAGCAAAAGGTGATCAATAATGACAAAATGGAATATGATTGATACAAAAGAAAATGGCAAAGTTGCTATTGAAAGTCTTAATAATATTGAGTTAGCAAAAGAGTTTGATCAAAGAACAAGTGTTCTTATGGACATTGTTGAATCAAATACCAAAACTATTAATAATCTTCAATCTCAAATTTTTGAATTGAAAGATCAAGTAGAAAGAATGATAAATGGCTCAATGCATATATTGTGAATCTGAATTTATTAACGAAAGATTTGAAGCGGGATATGAATATTGTTTGACTGATAGTTGTCAAAAAATTGGATTGGATGTTTCAGAGAGAGCATTTCGTAAAGAATATACCCCAGCTTTATTACACAAAAGTAATTATTTCTGGGTAAAGAAAACAGAGTTAAAATCTTTAAATGTACGATCAGACCTATTGCAACAAATTGATTGAAAGGAATAACTATGGAAAATTACAAAGACAATACCAATTATGAGCGTGAAGCAATTTATGATTGGGAATTAGATATTGATGAAAATCCAAGCTGGAAAATATGGGAAATGGAGTTGAAATTCAAATGAGTATTTTAAAAGAATTTAAAAATTCAGAAGAGGGTCAAATTTTTATTCACCTTGAGCGTCTTTGGCTTATTGAGAATGATAAAGCAAATAATGGGTTTACTCCTCGCCCAGTTCCTAATAAATTTTTCAAATATGTCTTTATTGGCAAAGTTAAAGAATATCTTGAAACAGATTACAACATTACAAGGTATGTTGATAAAAACCAAGCAACTTTAAATTTCGCATCTAAGTATGAATATGCAGTTCAATTGACATATCCATACATGGGTAGTGATGATAGTAAACTTGGAAAAGAAGTTATTTCTTTGTGGTTAGTAAAAAATGATCAAGAAATAATGCACTATCAAAGAATTTGGCAAGAGATTTAGTATGGATGAAGAATGGTTTACTTCATTAGATGAAGATTCAAAGAATGTTATAAGAAACACTCTTTCCAGTCTAAGAGACAATGTTGTTGAAGCAGAAGTTAACTTATTAAAATTAGACATAATGATCTACGAAATGGGGCAAAAAAATGGGAAATAAAGTTATTTTGAGTAAAAAAGATTGGCGTGAATGTGATGGTTGCGGTGAAAAAATAAAGCCAGTCTATTGGAATAGAGTTTGGGATGATGAATCAAATGATATGATTGATGCTGAAGAAACTGAAGTAGATACTGATTTTATGTTTCCCAATACTCTAATTAATCAATTAGATGGCGGTTTAAGTTTTGAATTAGTAGGCGGTTATGATGAATTCTTTGATTGTATGTCAGAGAAAGATATTATTAAAGTAAATGCTTGTCATGATTGCACAGTTAAATTGTTTGCTTTATTTCCAAACAAAACAAAAAACTTAAATGGTTTACATCCTTCAAGATGTGAAGATGATTTATGTTGTGATTTTGCATGGAGTTATGATTTTGGCAAAGAACAAATAAAATATATGTCAGCTGGAAAAATTATTTTAGAAGAACGAGAATTAACTACTTATCATAAAAACGAGGAGGGGAAATGGGAAAAGTAAAAGTATTGAAATGGGTTAAGCATATTGCTGAACCTCAGTATTACTGGACTGCAAAAACAGGCTGGACTAAAAAAGATATGCCTGAAGAATATTGGAAAATAGAAGAAATCGGAGAGGTAGAAGAAAATGATTGACTATCTATATTTAGGACCAACTCCTGGTGATGAAGATTGTGCTCAAGTTGGAAGTGATAATTTTCGTGAACAATGTGATAAAGAAATGGATACTTACATTGATCAGCTTAAAAGAATGTATCCAGAAGTAGCAAATTATAAAGGTATGAGTTTTAAGAAGCATTGGCAACAACATGACTTTGGTTCTTATGGAGAAGTTATTATTACTTATAATGATGAAGATGAAGAAGAAGAAACTTTAGCATTAAAAGTAGAATGGAATCTTCCAAGAAATTGGGATGAAATAGCAAAAGAAAAAATATCCGAAAAAGTGAGCAAAGGAAACTAAAATGAAAACATTAACGCAAGAGCAATTTAAGAGCGCAGTAGAAGTAATTTCAAAACAAGTACCAGTTGATTACAATTCAAGCAAAGCTTTAATGTATGGTGTTGTCTTTGATGAAAATGATCAAATCACATTTAATAAGATTTCTGAGCATGGAGATGTTTATGAAATGCTTAATCCATTTAATGTTGTTTGGAAAATGAAAGGTTATGATTTTTTTACAATTGTAACTTGTGGTTGGGCTGCACCAATTAAAGATGATATTAGTGAAGATGAACAAGTAGCACCTTCTCAACATCCAGAAAAAAGAAGAGTTATGTTAACAGTAAACGCAACTACTGATAGCAAAATTGGAAGCATTATTACATTTCAAGACGATCCAGATAATCAAGTTTTTGATTATGGTGATGCTAGAGGTTCACTTGCAGAAGCAGTTTTAGAATTAATTAGCTGCTATAACGAAGATCAAAAATAATAAAAAATAAATGCGGGGCTACTGAGAAATCAGTAGCCCCATTTTTATATATCCGAATAGGAGATAATATGTCATATGTTGAAAACATAGAAAAATACGCTAAACAAGCTACAACTAAACCTGAGGACTTTGGTTATTGGGGAAGTGAAGATATGTTTGTTACTTGGGGTTTTACTAATATTGATCAGAATAGAGATTCCGATATATTAGAAAAAGCAAATTTCAAATATATTACGGAAGAGTTAATGGCTATTTTCCCTGATGATTATAGAATTGAAAACTATGCTCATTGGGCTGTTGGTAGTGTTGATAGATTAGTTTGTCGTGTTTATGAAGATGATACAGATAAAAAAGTTATTGCATCTTCATTCTATTTGGCAATGGAATGGTTAGATAAGCTAGATGATTATCCAGTTGCTGATGAAGAAACATACGACAAAATGATTGATGATGACAACATTGATAGTATTGAATTTTGGAATACTATTAGTCCTGGCTATGTAGACATTGTTAATAACCCAGATTGGGCTTCTGAAGTTTATCATGAACTAGAATTCAACATGGATATTGATGTTAGATCAGGCTTTAAAGACAATGATATCATTATGGCAATCTATAATCTTCAGTATTGGAGTGCAGAAGGTTATCAAAAATGGTTTGACTTCTGCGATGAAATTAATTTAGAAAGACCACCGTTTTCAGTAAATGAAATATCAAAATATAATCCCAATCAATTAGAAATGGAGTTTTAAAATGCCAAATCATTGCAATAACAGGTTAGGAATAACTGGTCCAACTGATGATTTAGAAAAATTTATTGCCTTTGTAAAAAATGATGGTGATGATAAAGAAGAAAATGAATACAATCTATTTGAATCATTAATTCCAATGCCAAAAGAATTAGAAGGCACGACATCACCCTCAAAAGAAAGTAATGTAGATTTGATTGATAAATATGGTCATGATAATTGGTACGATTGGTGCAACCATAACTGGGGAACTAAGTGGGGCGATTATAATATGGATGCTGAAAGCATTGTTTATGAGACAAAAGTTAATTATCCATACTTAGAAGATGGTGATGTTGATTTTGACAATGGTGTTACTGTATTAACAGGTAATGCAAGTATTCATTTTCAATATGATACAGCATGGGCTCCTGGTTGTGATGAATTAGCAGAAGCTATTGTTAAACAATTTCCTACATTGAATGGTTTTATTCATTATGAAGAACCAGGAATGGCTTTTGCTGGACAATTGATATTTGCCAATGGTGAAATTAAACAACATAATCAATGGGAACATCATTATGTTCCAGATGAAGTAACAGATATTGATTTTGACCTATACGCAAACTAAGGAGACAGATGTTTAATTTTGATGATATTAACAACCCAAGAGATTTGGGAAACAAGATTCCAGAAGGTATGACAGATGAGACTGAATTCGCAATAATAATGCAATCAATTTTAAACATACTTAAAAGTGCAGAATATGAAGAAAGTGTTGGTAGAGAACGATTGTCAATGCAAATATTAAATATTGCTTGTGATCAAGATGGTGAGTTAAATGACGACAGAGTTGTAAGTGTTATATTGTCATTGCTTCAACATGTTGTTTATCTTCTTAACTCATTTAAGCAATTTGAAGATATTGAAATTGACAGATACTTTCAATATTTTCAAGAATCAGTGATAACGCCTTTATTTGAAAACCCAAACATACCATACTACAAGGAGGATTAATTGGGATTGAATAATGAATTTTGGAGAGAAAACGCTAAATGTAGAAAGATCGGACCAAGCCTTTTCTTTTCTGAAGATGAAGATGGCAATCTTTCTAGAAAAAACGATCTAGACGCAAAAAAAATGTGTAAAGATTGCCCAGTTAAAACTGAGTGTCTTGCTTATGCATTAAATCAGCAAATTAGATTCGGTATATGGGGAGGCTTTACTTCTCGTGAAAGATCATCAATAGCTAAAAAATTCGGACTTGATGATTACACAGCGATAACCAGTGAGTTAGTAAATAAATCATTACACATGATCAAATATAAAAATTAAAAGATTTGGGGCTAGGTTAGGCTGATCACTAATCTAGCCCCATTAAGAAAAGATTGGAGAAATATATGAGTAATTATCCACCTGGAGTTACTGGCAATGAATATGAAATTGCTGGCGGTGATGAATTTGAAGAACATTTTGATTGTTCTGCAGAAATGGAATGTGTAGCGCTTACAAGAAAACAAATATACAATCTTTCTGATCACGCATTAACTCTATATAACGAATATAAGAAATATGGGGCTATTCATTCAATTAATGCTCATCTTAAACAATTAATGCATGAGCTGAATGATTACTATAATTCAGATGATCTGATTGTAAAGAATTGTGATTTTTCTGGAGTGGTATTGAAAGAAGAATATAGGGGGACAGTTTATTTTGAATGTCCTAAATGTGAAACAACATACGAAAAAGATAGATGGGATAGGTACTAATTATGTCTATGATTAAAAATATATACTCAGATAACAGAGATATTGAATTCTATAAGAAAGAAAGGGTTCAGTATAATTGGTCAAGTATTGATCCAAATAAAGATATTCATGATGGTCGCTTGGCTATTAATATTAAAATGCATCATCTGAATTTCAACCCTCTGAATTCAGATGAAACAAATGAAACTATTTACGAAGCGGTGCAATATTATTTCTTTGATAAAGCAATGAATATTGCAGTTGCTTATGGTTATTCTGGGTTTTCTACTAGTGGTAGGAGTAATGGTTGGCTACAACCATTTACAAAGCATGATGCTGATAAATTTTTATATAAAACACATGCTGATACATTTGAAGAGTATCTTGAAATAGAAAAGTTTTTGTCTTTCAAAGACAAAATTAAATGTTTGCTTGAATTCATCAGGCTGACAATTCAATATCCAACAAAAGAAACATATCACGATTATATTCAATATATAGAGGAGATGTAATGTCAAATACAAAACAAAAAACATGTCAAGAGCGTATTGAGGAAGAATATCGTAGAACTGATGATTATCTTGAACTTATGTTTAGGGTATTAGATGATGATCTTGATGAAGATAATGAGGATGATAAAGAAATCCTTAAACAAATTGAAGATGAAGAAATTGATGAACAATCTATTTATGAATATGCAGCTGGTTCAAATATGAAAAAGTTATTGACAATTGAATTAAGCGGTGGTGGTCCTTCTTCACATATTGAAGCAATTATTAATGAAGATAATGTTGTTGAATCAGCACAATATGTTTTCTTAGATTGGTTTGATGGTGCAAGAAGGAAGATCAATGAAGATTCAGCAATGTTTAGATATGTTGAATGGGAAGCGGAAAGGTATTTCTAATGGAATATTTAGAGAGAACAGAAACAGCAGGAAATTATATAAATACACCGATTGGAGAAATTAAAATGGAAGCAGTAAAAGCAAAAGATGTCGTAGCAACAATGACATTTCCATCAGAACAGTTAATTGAAATGTTTAAAGACTATACAATGACTGGCGATCAAGTTGAGGAATTGATTGCAGGTTATGATTTTGACGATGTAATTTCATCATCAATTGATGATATTGACTGGAATGATAAGGTTACGGATGTCCTTAATGATATCAATGTTGAGGATTATTTGGATGAAGATAGAATTGCAAATAATGTAGTAGAAAATCTTGACTATAGCGATATTGCTCGTGAAGTAAAAGATTATTTGGATCCACCTGATGCTTTAGCATTAGCTGAAGAATTGCTTACATCTTTTAATTATGATGGTCCTTGCCATACTGGTAGTCTATATATCAAATCAGTAGAAGCGATTATTGAAGGCTATATGAAAAAGCAAACGGAAGGTATTGTTCAGCCAACTGTTATTGAAGAAAATAAAGAAGCCATTATTACATACACAGTTAAAGAAATTAATGAAGTTCTAGAATCGCTTCAGTATACTGAGTATAATAAAAGCCGTATCCTTACAGCGCTATCATTAAAAGAAAGAGGTTAATGAATGTCCTATATTAAAATAACAAACTATGCTGATTCAGTTAACAGACTAAGCTTGGAAAAGCTTGGTTTGTCAACTAAAAGGGATAATCCAGAAACAATTGGTCAGTTTGGTTCAGGCATTAAGTATGCTCCAATTGCAGCCCTAAGAATGGGTTTGGAATGGATCTTTACTGGTAACGACAGTGAAGGTAATTACATTCTAAAGTACAAATCAATTGATGAGAATGGCATCAATTCAATCTATTACGATTATTGCAATGGATTTGTAAAGCCATCTTCATTTACATTGGAAGCTGGAATTATGAGTTGGGAAGATGAATTCCAAATATATCGTGAGGCTGTTTCTAATGCTAAAGATAGTGGGGAATGGAAGCGAGAGATTGTTGAATCAATTGATAAAGCCGAACCTGGTGAATTCAGTGTTTATATTACTGCATCCCCAGGTATTATGGAAGTATATAATAACCATAATTTCTTCTTCTGTGATGATCACAAAGTAATTTCTGTTTATGGAAACAAGCCAAATCAAACCTCAATGCTTGAAGCAATAGAAGGACCATTGCGTATTTATTGTAAATCAGTAATGGTTCATGAAGGCGATGAACGAAACAATATGTATAACTATGAGATCAATAATGCGGTATTGAATGAGGATAGGCAGATCAAAAGCATATACAGCGCTTCATACGAAATTGCAAAAGTTATTGCAAGACTTGACGATGAAGATGAAATCAAGAAGATTTTTAAACTTGTTATTGATAAACAAAAACAAGTTTGGGAGTTTGATACCATCTCGGAATCAACATATTCCTATGTTAGTCCTTCTCATCAATGGAAGTCTATGTTCAATAAAATCTATGGCGATAATGCAGTATTGCTTAGTCCGACTGAATCATTAATTCCAGGAATTGATTCCTTTATTAAGAACAAAGGCAAGAACCCAGTTAAGTGTTTATCTGAAGGCTTTTATAATCTTCTAAAAGAAATAAAAGTTGATTTAGCTGGCGAGCTCATAAGTGAAGAATTTACTTATGAAATTGATCTTGATATTGATAAGTTTCCTAAGCTTATTAAAGCTTTGAAAATTGCTGAAGCATATGAGCCAGGTCTTTTGAAAATGAATAAGCCAATCGGCGTGTTCAAATCAAAATCAAATGATGCGCTTGGTTATACTTTTAATGTTGGGAAAGATATCAGTGAGCGTCAAATTGTTATTGAACACAGTCATGCTAGCAATTCTAACATTTATGAAATTGTAGCTACAATTATTCATGAGTATGACCATTATTCAACTGGGATTACTGATATTATGTACCGAGAATTTAGAAATCTCGCAGATAATCGGATCGGAAGATTGATTGTTGATGCATATGAAAACAATATCCTTAATGTAAACGAAGCTGGCTTCTGGGTTAATATTGAAGACCTTGGTGAATTTGGTGGTTTGAACTATCAGATTTACGAAACAGAAATTGGTGGACTAATCATGCAGATCGGCAAAAAGAAGTTCTTTGTTACAAACGAAGATGAAAATGTATCCGTAATAGCTGATAAAATGTCTGGTCAACTGATACCATCAAGTGACGGTAAATCAATGGGAATTAGCTTTTCTATTGATGATCCCGAGCTTCTAGTTATTAACAAATTGTAGGAGAAATATGTCAGAACACACAATGTGGATTATATTTTGGTCAATAATTGGGATTGGAACATTGCTAATGTTTTCTTCGTTGATATTGCTAATACCGTTGGCGATAACAATATTGGCTATTGGAAGTAAATTGTAATGCCTAAGTTTGATAACTACTATATTGTTGAATTCAGAATACCTATTAGGGTGGATGATGTTGATAATGTTATGTCAGCTGTATCTATTGCAAATAGAATATGCGAAAGACAACATGGGTTTAAACCTGATAATTGGTATGCTAGAGTGTTTGAATATTCTGTTGGAGAAAAAGTTATTGGTCATGTAAAAGAATATTTTTACAATCCAAACTCTGCTTCCTCTAGAGAGATTACAAAAAACATTGGGCATCATAATGATTTGGTTTCTCGTGGTGAAGTCCCTGCAGATATCATTGAGTTAAACAAGAAAATGATTGAGGAAGAACAAGGAATTGACTAATTATCCAATTAATGGTAAGATATATACTCAAATCCTGAAAGGAACAGTATGAACGATAATCAAGAATACTTATATACAGATTACGCAGTACAAATAATTTCTGCGTTTCTAAATAAAGAAAGATCCAGTGTAGCTAGTTTGTTAGAAACATTTGATGATGAACTAGAGGATCCAGCATTTATTCCTGGGATTTTGTTTGGTTTTTTAATTCACATAGAGACACTTTTTAATACTGTTGCGGATGTAAGCAATACATCAGTTGCTGATGCATTTCAGAAATACGCATTGTATTACGATAGTATAAGAGAAGAGCTAAAAGAAATTGCTCCTCTTAGCCCAACATTTGCAAAGCAAGCGTTGAAGGAATTAAGGGAAGAATTGGGTTTTTAGAAACCACCCTTATAATCATTATTAACTATACATTTGGAGGTATTTTTATTATATAAAACCAAAGGAAGCGGAGGTAAAGTTGTATGATTTACTTGCGTCTTTCTTCTAAAGCTATGCTAATGCGAACTAATCGCAAAACCTAAACTCTGGAGGAAACATGAGAATAAAATCTTCACCATTGCTTTACGCAATAGGTATTATATATGCATCATTAATATTTGGAATTAGTCATATCAATTCTGACGGTTCAGAAACAAAATACATTGATGCAACCCCTTACATAATTAATTCAACAGTTACTACACTAAGCGTAATTGAATCGTTTGCTGCTGTAGAAACAACTACAACTACTACAACAGTTTCATTACCTAAAGAAGTGCCAAGTGATCTTGATAAAAGATGCCCTGCATTTGAACATAAATTTGCTGAGTATAATTTACCAGTAGAAACATTTTCATACATTGCTTGGCGAGAAAGTAGATGTAACCCTAAAGCTGTTAATGCAAAATGGGATGCAAAAGGTAATGTTATTTGGACATTAAATAAGAATGGTTCAATTGATAGAGGCTTGGTACAAATCAATAGTAGCTGGAAAACAGTGACTAAAAATGTTTGTGGAACAAAACTAAGCGGTCTGTTTAATATTGATTGCAATCTTAAGGTTGCAAAATATATTATGGACAATTCACAAGGTAAGTTATTAAACTGGAAAATAAGTAACTAGAAGAAAGGAGTATCCGATGGGATACTACACAAGAATAACAGAAGCAGATATCTTTGTATCAAAAGATGATTTTGAATATTGCTATGAAGCAATGTGCAAACTTAATGATAGAGATGACCTAAAAATTGGTGGTAGTTGGGGCGGTGGTAATAGTATATCCGCAGATAGCCCAAGACCTGAAGGAATGACTTATCATCCAGCTAAATGGTTTAGTTGGCTAGATGCTAATTATCCAGAAAAATGCAAAACTATGCAAGATATTCTTTTTGAGCTTGGTTTTGAAGATATCAAATTGGATGAAGATGGTAATCTAATTAGTCTTTGGTATGACAATAAAACTGGCAGTGAAGATTTGTTTTTACAAGTAATTGCCCCGTATGTAAAAGCAGGTGGTTATATTAATTGGCAAGGTGAAGATGGAAGTCATTACCAATATTCATTTAATGGTAAAGAAATGATAATGAAATCAGGAGTTATATCATGGGAGTAGATACAGAAATAACAGAAGCCGAGAGAAATCAAGGTTATGTTGATCATATCAATAGCAATCAAAAAGCTAAGTTCACATATGAACAGCTTAAAAGTATGGGTCTCCCAACTTATATAAATGAAAAAGGTTATATAACCTGGGAGTAAAGTTTTAATACCAGAAGATACTTGGTTTTTTTGGTCATTAATTAAGTATTTGTGTGTTGTTCATAAATACTCTGGTATTAAAAACAGGTTTGGTTAAAGCCTGGAAAATTCTATTTGTCTAGCATATGCAAAAGGCGAGTTTAACCAATATGCCTATGTATCCGTAGCTCAATTGGATAGAGCAAAACACTTCTAATGTTTAGGTTATAGGTTCAAGTCCTATCGGATACGCTAAGTTCTATAAAATATAGTGCTTAATTAAAAGTGGTATACAAGAGAATTAGGCTAAGGCTAACCCTTTCAGTCTAAGAGAAATATGCGATGTACTAATTTTTTAAGGTTTATTAGTAATCGTCAAAGTGTCGTGAAATTCATAGATAGCCGACTTAATGTTTCTTGCCTAATTCTCTTGTATACCACTTTTTCTATATACAAAACAACGAAAGGAATAATATATGAGATATGCAATAATCACAGAAGAAAATACAATTGTAAGGCAAGATACCAAAGAAGAATTAACACTAGATAAACTGCAATATATGGTGGGAGGCTATATTGAGCGTGTAACTGTCAGTAAAGAAAACAGATTAGCTTTTTATATTAATGAAGAAGGTAAGTTCACACAAAGCAGTAATCTTATTGCAACTCAATTCTGGCTTGATTGTCTAAAGAAAGATGGCTATGAATTGAAATCTTTTAATGATTATATTTCTGGTCCAGCTGTCCTTGTTAAGGAAGATAGGTATGGTAATCAAATTGATTTAACCGATGAAGATAATGAAGCCCTAATGTTAACTATGATTGGAATGATTAAATGAATCAAAAAAATGACTATGCAATTATACTTACAAAAGATGACAACATTGTGCAGATAAGAACATTGTATTCAACAATGGAAAAAGCCATTGAAGAAGCAAAGATTGTAAAAAATGTTGAATCAAATAAATTTGATGATGTAATGGTTTACAAAACAGTATCACACTACACACAGAAAGCAGGAAAATAAAATGCCATTAAATTACGATATATCAGATATTGCAATGTACAAAGATAACTTTGACGAAGCTTATACAGAATACAAGCAGTTTGGTGATACTTATAAGGATGTAAAGCCATTCCTTAAAGGTTTGATTTTTGCTGGAGGTATGGTTGCACTTGGTTCAATCAATTACAAAAATGTAAGTGAATGGTATGCAAGATTGAAATTATGTGAAGAAATGTACAGCACATATCTTACAACTGAATATGTTGAAGAAGAAGATACTTACAAAGAAAAGCCATTGGATGCAAAAGAATTGGTTAAGTATATTGGTTTGCATACAAATCATTCAACCATTACTAGAGGTCAATGGATTAAGAATGTACAGCGTAATCAGTCAGTTAAGTTTACAGCTACACAAATGCAATATCGTTTGAAGAAACTAGAAGAGCAATTTTTGAAAGAGGTATTCGCATGAGTATCAAACCAAGTCAAGCAATTATGTATCCAAGAGTTTCTAATTGGTATGAAACAAATGTTGTTGAATACCGAGAGAATACACCTTTTGATAAATGGTACATTGAAGTTGTTTATTTTGAAGCAGATGCGGAGTATTCATATGGTTCAGATAAAAAACAAATCATGGGTGGTGGATATCAAAGAGTTGAAATTACTGACAAACTAAATGGTAATTTCTGGGAAGAAGCATTTCTTGGAGAAACTGCTATAAGTGATGCTGAAAGATGGGCTAATGATATTGTTACAAAAATCAAATATGGAAAGGTTAAGTGATGGTACTTCTAAACTTAGAAACAGACTATGATGTATTTAACTATGTTAAAGAACATCTTTTAAAACAGAATGAGAAATCATTAGACCCTTGGTCATTATCTTGTTATTATCGTTCGCAAAAAGAAGACGGTAAAGTATTGATGTGTGCTGTTGGTTGTCTAATGGATGATAGATTCTATTTAGAAGAATTTGAAAATAGTTCACCAAGTGATGCAAGAGTTAGACAAGCAATTGAAAGTTCAATTAATAATTGGACTTACAATGTAAGTTTACTTAGCGAATTGCAAAATATTCATGATGAGTATGAGCCAGATAATTGGTCTTTGAAATTAGAATACCTTGAAAGTTATTTCAATGAAGACAATGAATATATACAGGCAGGTTAATTATGGGATTAATATATAACTATATCCTGGGTTATGATACAGAAGATAATACATGGTTTCATAATGTTGATGCTGAATCTGATTTTATGGAAGGTAAAACAGTATTCAATAACAAGTATGAAGAATATATATCTGAATATCAAGGTGATGGAATCTATCTAACAGATGCTGAAAGATTGATTGAATCATTCAATGAAGCTGTAGAAACTCTAAACAAAAAAGAAGTGGAAGCAGTTGCGAAAAAACTGATTGCATTTCATGAAGCGGTTGAAAGGATACATAGTGAGCGCAATAACGACATTTGAAACAAAGTTTGACTTTACAGAAGATACATCTTCACCTGAATTTTATTGTTTAGGTAAAACATCAAACCTAGTAATGACTGTTAGCAATGTTGATCTTAAAGATAAATTCATTGCTATCTATTGTGATGGGGATATGTTACTTGAATATAATGGTGAAACAATAAGAGATTGCTATGAATTGGTAGACAGCGGTATTACTAATGATAGTGATCTATCAGAAATCTTTGATGGGACTGAACCTGGTTCACAAGTAATTATGAATCCTTGGTTTGATCTTTATGATCAAGATGGTGAGCATTTAGATATGATTTTTCATGATATCTATCTTGCTATGGAAGAAGCAAAGACTATTCTTTTTAAAATGCAAAGAGAAGAATATGATAGATTACACAACACAACAAAGGAGTTGGGCAATGACTAGAACTAGATTTAGTTATAATGATGTAAACCTATCTTGGGAAACTAAGTTAGAAAACTATGGTGATTACAAAGATCTATCTCTTATTCATGCTCGTCATGCAAAAGAATTAATGATCAGTGTTGAATTTGATCCTAAATTAATTCCTACAATTACTGACCCAGCATTGACTGAAGCATTAATTCATGCACAATTATCAACAACATATGCGATATTAAATGAAGGAAAGTGATGAATGAATATACAGCAATAATCGTATTTCCTTTTCATAGTGTTTCAATTAACCGTTGGAGAACTGAAGCGGTAGGTATTGAAGCACTTGAAGAAGAAGCAATAGAGAAAATGTTTGAATTAATTCCAGACATTTCACAATATCAAAAAGATCTTTTAGTAGGTCAAATTATAGATATATCGGTAGAGCTATATGAGGAATACTAATATGGGCGGAAACATTAGACACGGAGATATCCACAGAAAAGAACATCACTTTATTGTAAAGGGATGGATTGATAAAGAAGACAAGATTAACTTTGATTTAGATCTTGAAAATGTTGAAGTGTTTTATCCAACCCCAGTTTTTAATATGGGAACTGGTGAATGGATAAAGCTAGAAGATGGCAAAATTATGGAAGAAGATACAAAGATATTACAAAATCTACAAGAAAGGTTGAGTATCAATAATGGCAAGTAAAAAAATAGCAAGAACAGATAAGCGCTCAGATAAAGAAATTGCAATTCAAGGAGCTATGAATTCTAATTATAGTCTTTTGATGCCTTGTGTGGATCAAAAGTTTGTCTATGTTAGAAACCCATTAACAAATGAAACAAAACATTTTCAAACAGACAAACCAGAATTTGTTGCTTACATTAAAGAGCTAGCAGAGCTTGGTTTGAATGACAAATTAGAAAGTGATTTCCTTGATTTGGGTGCCAATAATAATGAAGGTTGGTTAAAGGTGCTTGATTTCTTAAGAGTAGAGAAAGCTTTGATGTTTTAATATGACAACAGTAAAACAAGCAATAAGAATGCTCAATGATTATTTAGACCAAGATGAAGAAATTTGTATTGCATGGTGGGCTAAGGAATTATTTGAAGGCGCATATGACAAAGATATAAAAGAAGAAGTTTGGAAAACTGTTGTATCAGATTTTGATGATATGACTGTACATCACCAAGCTTTAATATATAACCAAATAGTACAAGAAATAACTGAAAACAAAGGATGGGTGGGTAATGAATAAAGAAAATATGCAAAAGTTAATTGATGCCATTAAGTTTGACGGACAAAAGAAGTTTAATATGTCCGCTTTCATTGGTAAACTTAATCAAGATATACATGAACAATGGGTATTTGAAGATGAAGAATTAGCAAGTAAGTATCCAGCATCAAGAGTTCTTCGTATTGAAGAAGGTACGGATATTTTCAATTGTACATCAATGGGTTGTATTGCAGGATTTGCTACAGCATTAGCAAATAATTGGAAAGCACCTAGTTGGTTAGCAGTAGATAATCATAGTGTGCAAGTTTCAAATTTTGAAGATACATCAAATGAATTTTTAGGCTTTACATATGAAGAAGGAAGAAATCTTTATTTTGGTGATGGTAAAAGCATCTGGAAATGGCTAATGGAAAATGAGCCTGAAAGATATGAATTGGAAGTGGAAGATTACGGCTCAATGGATAATGCCAATGAAGAAGGTATTGCATGGTGGGAAGATGAACTTACAATTGATTTTACTACCATTGATTATCTAACAGCAATTGATGTATTGACAAGAATTATGAACGGTGAAATTGGATTAGCTGGTATTGATAATGAGCCATACTATATTAAAAAGGAAGAAGTAGTATCATGAAAAATAAATACCCAGCATATTGGAGAAATATGGTAAAGGATGCACTTGGATGTGATGATGATTATGCTGAAATTCTTTTAGATTTTCAACATACTGTATCTAACGGCATAGATTCATCTGAAGCTACAAATGCAGAATTAAAGAAATACTGGAGATATATCCATCAAGAATATCAATCCAGAGAAAAAGAGGGAGAATGACATGGGATTGGATAATTTATTTATCACTATTTACACTGTAGGAATTACCTTTATTGTTGTAATTAATTACAAAATTAGAAAAGCCCAAAAAAGAAAAGGAGTTTGGAGAAATGACTGAAGTAAAAAAGAAAGCTGTTAATCGTGAGTGGTCAAAAGCAAAAAGCAGCCCAGAACTTACAAAAGCTTATAACCAAAAGAGGAGGGAAAGGCAGAAAGCTCGTGTGACCGTTGCTCTTGATGAAATTGGTATTGATCATAATAAAATTGGTACAAACATTTGTGCAAGTAAAACTTGCACCACTGTATTGAGTAGATATAACCCAAACTATCTATGTGCCAAGCACGAAGGAAAAGTCAATACCTCTGGTATTGAAGATTATCTAAGAAAGAACCATTCAGTTTCTATTCTTAATAAGCAACTGCCAAAGCTAGAACTAGTTTAAAAACGATTACAGACCCTTACAAAGCCAAATGGAGGCTAATTATGGTAACAGATAAAGATATCCTTTTGAAGATTAAAGAAAAGCTGATCGCACAAGGTAAGCCTGCTTATAGGATGTACCAAAGCGAATGGACAGATGAATTAGAAGAAGAAATAGGAAGCTGTGCATATTTTAATCAGGCTGGTGATAGATGTGCAGTAGGTCACATTATTGATCCCGCTTATTATGATTATGGACTTGAAGATAGACCAGTTACTAACAGTGAAATTATTGATGTTGTTGCCCAGTCTAATCCTGATTGGAAAATGGATGTAAAAAGTGTTTTGATGCTAGGTATAGCACAAAAAGTCCATGATGCTAATTTTGATTACCTGGCTGAAATATTCACAGTAATGGAAAAATACTTTGATGAGAACGGTAGTTTTGACCTTATTGAATACAAGCAAGAATACGGTAACTGGTTCATAAAAGAAGAACTTTGTCCAAAACTTGAAGAGTTACAGTCAAATGTAATGAAAGACTTTTTAACTAATATGGATGTAAGAGCTGCATTGAGAGAAGAAAGTAATCACTTTATTGCAGGTGATTACTATAACTCATTTATCAAAATAATGGAAGCTTTAGTATAATTAATAGACCTAATATAAACCACAAATAATACTAAGGATAAAAACATGAAATATCAAGAGAATGCACACAGAATGGCAAAAGTTAAAATTGATGCAGTCAAGGCATTACAGGATCCTGAAACAGGTAAATTGTTTTATGATATTTGCTTTGAATGTGACAAAATGTTAGATGAAGAAGAGTTTGCTTATGGACATGATTGTGAGGGATAGATGGTTCTATTTATAATTTTAGCGCTTGGGATTGGACTAGCCGTAAACCTTTATGCAAAGAAATCGGTTGATAAATACGATCAGCATAAAGGATACGGTGCCCAATGGGATCAGGAAAGGTATTGGAATAAGTAATGTACCAAACATTAATAGTGGGTTGGACTATTGTTTATAGCCTTTTCTTTGGCATTGGATTAGCCCTTTATATTTATAATAAAAAGCGGGAAGGTGACGAAAAATAATGACTAACCAGATAGATGAAATGCAAAAGGAATTGACTCTTCTAGCCTTAGAGATACAAGAAATTGAATTTAAAATGGAAGAGCTATCTAAAGATTACGGGCAAAATAAAGGAATGCTCGCTTTCTTTGATGAAGTGGCAAATAGGAAAACAAAGAGGTTTTTAGACCTCAAGATTAAGATAGAGAGGATGGGGAGTAATGTCTAACGAAAACAATGATCATGAAGATGACTTTAATGATTCTTGGATGGAGGTGTTTGCTTTAAGAATAGGCACAGACAATATCCTAGACTTCTTAGAGAGAATAAAGCCTGAGTTTGATGATATCAATAGGATAGCTGAAATAGAAATGTCTCTGATCTCCCTAAAGCAAATGAAGGGCTATTTTAAAAGAAAGGCGGATGAGATTGATAATATCTTAGATAATCATCCAGCCTGGGGAAATAGTATAAAAGCGGGGGATAAGGAAGAATATCCTACAGGGTTCAATATGCCTATAGATATGCATTCAGGATATCCTCATACACATAGTACAGCAGAATGGAAACCAGATCTTGATTTGGTAACTAATGAATCAGATATGATTAAAGATAATATCATTCCATTTAGATTTAAAGATAATAATAACTAATTTGAATTGATAGAAGAAATAGGCAAAAAACTGCTAGCGTGTGAGTGGAGTGAGCTCTAATATATCTCTAATATATTCAATAAGACTCCAGTTCATATCATGGTCATATCATGTATATATTAATAATATGTAATTGATATATCACATACAGGCAAAGGAAAAGCTCGGAAATAGGCATAAATATAGCTTATTTTCGGGCTTTTTTTTGTCTAAAAACAGGTAATAAAAGCAAAAAAATAAGCAAAAACATAGCTAAATGCTACTAAAACAGTCAAGAATTGGGTAAAAAAAGCTCAGAATTTGAGAACGCATATATACCCCTATAGTAAATACCTATATATCTTCCTCTAGAGGATATTAGATACATAAATATAAATTAACATCCCCCTTTTTATAGGGCTTTATGTAGATTCTAATATCGTTCCATTAATCGTAGAAATTGAGTGTGCATTTCTGGCGGCTTAAACAGTTTGATATATGCACTAGTAGATGTATTGATTACATCGGTGTAATTCCCCAGCTTTGATACAACCTTTGATGCAGGCTTTGATCGCCCCTATGATCCGCCTAAAAAAATTTGTCCTCGGTGCAAAGATAAAAGAAAAAGCAAAACAAAATACAATTTAGGAACTAATTGTATAAAGTAACATCATAATTTGAGAATGTATTAAAAGCAAAAGAAAAATTAAAAGAAAAACGGCGGGTGTACAAATGAATGTTCCACATTGATTTGGAACACCCGCCCGATATAAGAATTTGAGTTGTGATTAGAAATGTATATTAAATTAGAATAAGGAAGGATACAAGCATAGCTGGTGCTCACGGTGCGCCTAGCACTAAGTGAGCACCAGCGAATAAAAGCCCCCAGCGAGTGCTGGGGGCTTTCGTACTCAATGCGTATGCAATTACTTGCGATTACGCTTTTTCTTTTGCACCTTTAATGCAACAAGCATTTCACCATCCTCTGTCCAAAAAATTGACACATCACGCTGTGCAATTTCTGCGCATTTGGCGACACGATTACGCCATGTGTTCTTGTGGTTCACATAGTCATCATCGGATGGTGTGCCCTGTGCCTTGTCAATTCTCACAGCGTCACCATCAATGCTTGCATCAAGCGACAGGATATCGGCAACAATTTCATCATCATGAAACGCCTCACGCCCACGCTTGACCAAATTGGTCACTTGATTAAGGTTTATCTTTTGGCTCATTGTTATTCCCTCTGTCAAGGTGGTTAGGAATTGTCCTTGACATCAATTACTTTATCATATGCGGAGAATATGTGTATTCAATTTAAGAGAGACCTGATCCCCTTATGGCGGTTGTGCAACTTGATGCTAAGCGCACCGTTGCACCACCGCCGACCATGTGAGTTGAGAATGTGTATTAAAAACATCTATACCTGGACTCCCAAAAAGCTGGCGTTCACGGTGCGACTAGCACCAAGTGAACGCCAGCAAACAAAAGCCCCCAGCGGGTGCTGGGGGCTATTGCCAACGCTGATTAGGCGTTACTTGCGCTTGCGCTTAGCCTTGACAGGCTTGAGTGAGACGATCATCTCGCCTTCGGTAGTCCAATGAATGGACACTTCACGATCAGCCTGCTCGGCAGACTTCGCAACTCGGTTACGCCAAGTGTTTTTGTGGTTGAGATATTCATCATCGCTCGGGTCTCCCGTTGCGGTTGGAAAGATGAACGCATCGCCTTCAATGCTCGCATCTAATGCGAGAATATCAGCAACCAACTCGGGGTCGTTATATCCTTCACGACCACGCTTGACTAGGTTTGTAACTTCATTCAGGTTTATTTTCATTGCCATAGGTATATCCCTTATCGGCAGGGGTCTAGGTTTGTTTTCCTACCGACAAATACACAATATCATATGCGATGAGAATGTGTATTCAATATAATATGTAACTCATACCCAGCCAGCGGTTGTGCAACTTGATGCTAGGCGCACCGTTGCACCACCGCCTGCGGGTGAGGATTGAGAATTTGTACTAAACATGTGAATGTATGTAGCTCTATACGACAGGTGTTCACGGTGCGAATAGCACAAAGTGAACACCTGCGAAGAAAAGCCCCCATGCCGAAGCATGGGGGCTCTCTCCGTTGCAGGGATAACCCTGCGCCACACTGCCGAAGCGAGTGTAGATTACTTGCGTGTGCGCTTCTTCTTCACTGGCTTGAGCGAGACAATCATTTGACCGTCTTCAGTCCAGTGAATTGAGCATTCACGGTCTGCCTGTTCTGCAGACTTCGCAACACGATTGCGCCAAGTGTTCTTGTGATTGACGAACTCTTCGTCACTTGGATCACCTGTTGCACTCTCGTAAATGAATGCGTCACCGTCAATGGAAGCGTCAAGCGACAGAATGTCTGCCACTAGTTCAGGGTCATTGTAACCCTCACGCCCACGCTTGACGAGGTTCGTGACCTCATTCAGATTGATTTTCTGTGCCATTATATTTCTCCCTGTTCATGAACTACCCCACCCAAAGGGTATGGGTGGTATTAGGTGTTCACCAACACTTCATACAATACCCAATGGTATGAGAATATCTATTCAATATATGAGATCATTTATCACCAGTTAGCGGTTGTGCAACTTTCTGCTAATCGCACCGTAGCCCCACCGCCAAATCGTCTTGTGAGCATGTGAATATATATTAAATATTGAAATGGTTACGATACGATTGGGTCGGAGTTCAGGCAAAAAAAAACCCCCCAAGCCTCGGGGGTGAGGCTTGAGGGGTTCGCTGGAGAAGCGACCTTATTGCTTGGTAATGACTGGCACTGCTATCTTACCGTTTTCCAGTGTGTACCATAACACACTGACTTTCTTATCTCCTGCGAGGCTGATAATGCGAGCACGAACACGGTTTTTGTTGGGTAGTGTGTTCGGCACTGCTCGGCGTGAGGCAACGACATCATAGACACTGCTCACCTCATCTACACACTTGGCAAGGTAAGCGTCATAGTAACGCTTGCGCCCACGCTTGGCAGTCTGTATTGAGCCTCTCTGTACTTTACGCATTTGCTTTCTCCTTGTCAGCGGGGTTAGGGTAATCGCTGACAGACATAACCTTACAATATGGTATGAGAATATGTATTCAATGTGAACGCACCATGACACCCTGTCAACTGGTGTGCAATTTGTTGCTAGCCGCATCATCGCCCTCCAGCGAAATGTGATGAGAATTTTGTATGTATTAAATATCCAGAGATGTTCAGCTCAGTTCGGTGGGAGTTTCCCCCTCGCACCCGTAGGCACGAGGGGGAAGTTTCACTTGGATAGGTTGAGAGCGTGGCTGTGGACACGCCTGATTTGCTTGCGGACAATACCCCGCAGGCTCTCCCTGCAATTAGGGCAACACTTGGTCAATATGTATGTCTCCGCCTGAACAGGGACACTGGATGTTCTGCCATTGGCATAAATACCATTGACCATACGGATATGTGTGGGGTTCATTCTGCACCGCCGAACATGCTATCCCAGCACTTGTCGTGGAAGCCGTTGATGAGTTGCTCACGCTGGGCTGGGGTAAGGGTAGGGAAGCAATTCTGAATGAGTTCGCCTGCCCACATGCGGGTCTTGCCGATCTCCCAGTCGTTGAAGTCTATGGTGATCTCACCATAACACTTGCACTCGGGGCAGAGCGGGGTTGGAACGGTTATCATAGTTTTCACTGCAATCTCCAATCTGTGCCAACGGGATTGTTGGCAACGACATAACCTTAGCGTATGGCTTGAGAATGTGTATTCAATGTTTGACCTGGCTGTATCCCTTTCCGCTGTCGTTCAATTTATTGCTAGACGCATCATCGCACGCCAGCGAAATGCGATGAGATCGTGAATGTGTATTAAACATTGTGACAATCTCATCGCAGTACGCTTGGGGTTCTCCCCCCGCCCGAAGGCGGGGGGAGAGGGGATTGATTGTCATTGTGTGACGAAGGAAAGGTAATCCATTTCCTCAATTGAACCCTGAACATCTGTGAACAGTTGTTCAATGTCGCTCAACTTGTCCTGAACTTCACCAATGAACTCTTGGCGCAGGGCAATCTTCATGTCAACCACAATGCTGAGCATCTGTGCGCTCATATCCATTGGGCTGATCAAGCCAGCTTCTAGTTGCCTAGCAACTTTGACTGCAGCCTCATGAGCAAGTGTGAGTGCCCTTGGGTGATCGGGTAAGTGTGTCATTGCTATCTCCTTGTCAAGGGGGTATGGAATGTCCTTGACAACTTCTACATTACCCGATGAGGTGAGAATGTGTATTCAATCTGTAATGTCCTTCCCTTCCATTGAACTGGTGTGCAACTTGTTGCTAGACGCATCGCCGCCCTCCAGCGATTGTAATGAGAAAATGTGAATGTATTAAAAATTGAAACTGTCTAAGCACAATCGGATCGGAGTTCAGGCACAAAAAAATCCCCCAAGCCCGAAGGCTTGGGGGACTGGGGGACTGACTATGAGTTATTGCTGAGCGTTGCGCTCGGCAATTGTTTTCTCATACGAGCGAAGCAACATTGCCAAGCCTTGGATTGCTTGAGTGTTGCCCGTCTGGGTTGCTCGGTTGAGCGCACCCGACACAACGAGGAATTGTTCCTCAAGTGTCATTGGCTTTCGTGGAGCAATATCGTTCTGCTTTTTCATTGCTTCTCCTTGTCGGTGGGGTTAGGAGTATCACCGACACTCATACCTTACCCAATGGCTTGAGAATGTGTATTCAATGTAAGAGTGTCATCATATGCAGTAAACTGGTGTGCAACTTACTGCTATTCGCAACGCCGCACTCCAGCTCTTCTGTAATTAAAAACCCCCAAGCCCGAAGGCTTGGGGGTCTGTGTGAATGAATTGTCAATCACTTGTTCTTTTTCAACTCAAACAATTCCATTCGCAACGCTTGAACACTCTTTACTGCATTGTCATAGTCGTTCTCTATCCTGCTGGTGACATCATAGAGTGCGGTGAATGCTTGCCTGTGATCATCGTTGTTCATGTCTAGTAAGATGTAGATTGCATCTAGTGCGGGTCCAAAGTAACTTCTCCACACTCCGTCATGATCCTTGTACATTGCCTCTCCTTGTCTGTGCCAGCGGGTTGCTTGGCACATCTCTTACATTATCCAATCGGGTGTGAATGTGTATTCAAGGTAAGAACCTCATGCCCTCCTTATTGCTGGTGTACAAGTTATTGCTATTCGCATCCTCGCACCCCAGCGCTTATGCCATGAGACTCAGAATGTGTATTAAACATCAAGAGAATCATGGCACAAGCAGATTGGGGTTCTCCCCCCACCCGAAGGTGAGGGGAGATCGTATCAGTCGTAGATACGGTACCTGTCTTGTTGCTTCTCCAAGACATGAGCCTGACGATACTTGTCAAACATCTCGCACCAAATCTTTGCGAGTGTCAATGACCCTGCAACGAAGCGCTCTACTTCATGTTGCATCTTGCCAGTCTCATCAGTGACATAGCACCAAGCAATATAGTTTGGTGTGTCGTCATGAGCCTTGTAGATCTCGTACATATGCCAATATGTCCAAGCGTACTCGGCTCTACCGATACTTACCCACTTCATATCACTCATGGGATATTCCTTTCTATCGGGGCTAGGTTTGTTCCGACAAGAGATACCTTAGCAAGTGAGACCCAAATGTGTATTCAATCTGAGAGCTCCTTCTACGCCTTGCTGCTGGTGTACAACTTGTTGCTAATCGCACCGTTGCCCACCACCGCAGGCATGTCGTTCTTTTGGTGAGTGAAGTAAATATGTATTCAACTTAAGAATGATCTGCCTGCGAATGGGTGGGTGTTGGCACAAAAAAAGAACCCCGAACGCTTCAGGGGGTGAGAAGCGTTCGGGGTTCGGGTCAGAATGCTAGACGAAGTGCGCCTGACAAGATACTGAATATCAAGCAAGCGTACACTATGCCAGCGCCAATTTGTCCGAGTGTCATTGGGATACCTTGCGATACTCAAGCACCTCGTAGTGATTGCCTGCGGGGTGGAATTGGGCACTTACGGTAATCTCAACTACACCGCCGTCAAGTTTGAACCTGAATACTTGGTATTCCCAAGTCTCATCAACCTCAACGGGGATAGTGTTGGATAGGATAAGGTTCAGTGCACGCTTGCCGAGCAAGGCACGCTGAACGGTTTCGCTTGTGTCTATGGTGGACATAGTTCCCTTTCTGTCTCGGCGGGATTGCCTTGACAACCATTACCTTACCAAGTGAGTACCGAATGTGTATTCAATGTCCGATCACCCTTGCCCCCTGTTGAGTGGTGTTCCACTTTCTGCTACTCGCATCGTAGACCAACACCGAAACGGGATTTGTGAATTGCGCTTTGCGCTTTGTGTCGTGTCTTGTTTGTTGTGAATGTACTCAATGAGTGCAAGTGCCTGGTGCATATGGGTGGGAGGAAGCACAAAAAAAAGGGGGAGGAGCCGAAGCCCCTCCCCCACTTGATTGCCCTGACGGGTCTTACATCAAGTCCTTTGCCATCTGGCTGACAGCCTCTGCACGAGCCTTGAGGTTCACCAACAAGATTGTCGCCTCGTTGATTGCAGTGGTCAAGTCTTGCTTGATGGTCTCCATGCGGAGTACATCTGCGATCTGGTCAAGACCGATTGCATTGGACATGTCAGTGCCTTCGCTCATGGCAACTTCAGCGACCCGTGTGAGCCAACTGAAGCACTGAACGGATGTAGCCTGCACTGGTTCTGCATGCTTCTTACTCATGATTGTTCTCCTGTCAGGATGTCTGGGCATCTCGTTGACAAATACACTGTATCAAATCACTTGCGAATGTGTATTCAATTCACTTGCATCCTCTTCCCCATTTTGCGGGTGTACAACTCTGTGCTAGACGCACCGTTGCACGCCCGCATTGACCCTCCCCGACACAGGGTCCGCAGAACACAAAAAAACATAAAGTAACACTCATAAAATATATACTCAAATTTTGGATGGGATGGTGCAGTGCGGGTATAGGAGTATAAAAGTTTGGGGGAGAATAAAAAAGACCGCTAGAGATGCACATGCCCCTGGGGTTGAGCCCAGAGGCATCTGCACCTATAACGGTCCTAAGGTTAGCTTTCGCTGCCTTTATCAGTATACACAGATACTAATTTGCGGGGTAGTAATAATGATTGGGTGTATTACCGAGAGTTCCGATAGAAGCCATGACCTTTGAAGTTGATTCCTGGCGGGGAGAATATTTGTTTAATTGGAAGGTCGCACTCAGGACAAGTATCTCTTACTTGCTCTTCAGACATCTTTCTTCTTTCTTCGTACAGATGCTGGTTAGGACAACGGTAGTGATAGATAGCCATATGTTATATAGTATACATGTTATACTTGGTAAATGTACGAATATAATGTTAAGAAGGTAACAAAAGTAGTAGATGGTGACACGATTGATGTGGACATTGATCTGGGTTTCAACATCTCCTACACACAGCGTGTTCGCTTGGCTGGAATTGACACCCCCGAGTCACGCACCAAAGACCTCCGAGAGAAGGCTCTGGGGCTTGAGGTTAAAAATAAAGTCAAGAATGCGATAGATAATGCCAAAACAATTATTATAAAAACAGAGCTCCCCGATAGCACCGAGAAATACGGGCGCATTCTGGGCTGGGTGTATCTGGATAACTCTCTCAAGTCATTAAACGAACAACTCATTGACGAGGGCTATGCTTGGGGATACATGGGCGCAACCAAAGTCAAAGACTTTGACGCACTGCTCGCAAAGCGGGTGGGTAAATGAGAGTATGGATTGACCAAGACCTATGTACTGGAGATGGTCTGTGCGCCGAGATAGCCCCCGATGTTTTCACCATGCTGGAGGATGGATTAGCCTATGTCCAAGAGAACGGCAAGATTTACTCCAAGCTCCGAGGAAACCCCGAAGGCGCAGAAGGCATGGCATCTTTCGCTGACGCAAGACTTGATGATGTGATTGAAGCGGCAACCGAATGCCCTGGCGAATGCATTTTCATTGAGCCATAAAGACCACAACAGCCACAAGCAAGCAAACTTTTTTTAGTTAGTATTTACCCGTTTTTCGCCACCGCTAAAATTATTCCAAATCTTTAAATTCGGGGAAGTACTTCTCAATAGCTTTATCCCGACTGATTCCATAATTGACGCACCATTCCTGGAGGAGACCGTTGGCAATATCCCGCCATCTATCTCGTTCCGCCTCTAACAGCTTCATCTCGTTAAAAGTATCCATATCCATTTTGAGCATTTTACTCTTATCCATAAAATCAACCTCCGATCCGCAATCTCCAGTTCCTTCAAAGGAACACTGTGACTTCCAAGGTGTCATGTCGTAAACATCACACCACTTTACGCCGCATGGTAGTACGCCCATTACAGAACCTTGAAGTCTACATTAAGTATAAACCTAAATGGATTCTTAACAGGGTTTGAAGCTGCGTGAATCTGACTGCCATCAAAAATTACAGCACGACCTTTTTTGGGATAAACCGTGTCGGTTAGCTCTTTTTTATTGTTAAAAAAATAAGTTGGTCCATCTGTATCATTGATATAGTAAAGAAGCACCTTGTGTTCAACTGCAGTGCCATCATCGTACTGAAGATCAATGTGAGGAGTCTGATGCTCGTAATTCATCATTGGGGGATATGGGGATGTTACATTTACCTTAGCCCGCAAAAGTCTGATGTTGCCGACCACACCTGCCAGATTTGCAACAAGCTTACTAATGGCGGGAAGATGTTTGGATGCAATATCTGATTCAGATTCATAAAGGTGATGTGACATCTGCATTGGTGCATGATTCCATTTCCTATCTTCGTGGTAGATATGGCTGCGGTAGAAACGATAAGTAACCTGAGGGTCAGTGAAGTATCCATATAGATACCCCTGATCCTCTATAGATATGTAATTATCTATGATTTGCATTTGCAATTTTTACAACCTTTTTTACATCCATCGTTACTATTAACATGAATTAGCGTTCCATACGGAACTGGAGCCCCCATTGTTCCCTTAAAGAAGCTATTTATAGAGATTGCAACTCGTGTTACATCTTCAGTGACTGTTGGAACGAAGTGAAGAAGCTCTGACGGAAATAAGATGATATCCCCAGGCTTAGCCATCATAGCAAATGTGTCTGAATTGTAATAATTTTCTTCATTTGAATTAAAACTCCATCTTTTTACACCTGGTCTATAAAACATTGTCCCGTCTAGCTCTTGCAAGGAAACATATACAACTCCAGAAACAATACTGTTTTGATGAGCATGAGCAGTGTGATAATCACCTTTATCCAACCTTGTCACCCAAGAAGAGGTTAGTGCAAGACCTACATCATCCGATGTGTTATATATATTTTTAAAATAATTATCAAGATTTACTTGTATTCTATATTTAAGATCAGAAAGAATTTCGTTTTCAAGAATCTCTCTGTCATTAGTAACCCAAACGCCATCAAACCTATCAGCACCGTGAGCTTGCTCAAAAAGAAATTTTATTTCTTCCTGTGTGAAATCTCTGCCTATTGATGATTTATAAATAGGCGTTGCAAATGCGTTATATATTGTTGCTTCCATGTTTTGTTCCATATTTCCTCCGTTTTATAGCTGGCGAGGTAGGGCTTGAACCTACGACCCAGGGATTAACAGTCCCTTGCTCTGCCAACTGAGCTACTCGCCATTGTATTACTTAATCAACAGTATAGCAATTGTAATTGCATGCAGTGTGAAATACACTGCATGTGTAATCTTATCTTGTTTTGACATATTTCCTCCTAGAGCCCCCTCTCGGACTTGAACCGAGGACCGCTTCATTACAAGTGAAGTGCTCTACCACTGAGCTAAAGGGGCGGTGTTAATCTTCTTTAGAGACAACATCATAATCATACCTATCATCATCCGATGTTGTCCATTTATCTCCATCTTCCACATCCCAAACTTTTGTATTGATCAATCTTTCAATCAACCTTTCGTCTTTCTTTGTTGTGTAGGAAGGATCCCATAGACGAACTCTGTTGTTTGGCTGAATGGCAAAGTTACCATCTTTTCTATTTATCACATGACCACACTTGTGTTGACCTGGATTAACTGAATATCCTGTATTTACAATATTTGAATCAGGGGTATGCCAGTCTAGTGTAAACATGTATTTACCATCAACTTTATTCTTACGCCTGTCAAGGTAGGTCATAGACATACCACGCATGTGTTCAAAAGTTGTTACTGTGATATGAGAAGAAAAGCTGTTCCACATAACCAAGTCATGCAAATCAACCTCTGGACTGTCTGGTGAAGAACAGAAAGCGTTTATTGGAGCCCTCCACCACACACCGCCATCTTCCATCAAAAAATGAAATACAGGTGCTCTATCTGGAATTGATGCTACTCCAAAAATTACGCATGGAAATTTAACATCATGGCTATCAACCTGATTGCGTAAAAAGTTACCACGAACATAACACTCAATTGGCGGGATGTTTGCATTTAATTCTGGCATGTTGTTTATTCCTTTATAAAAAATTAAACATATTTAATTGCACTAGAAAGTGCATATTTAACAATACCATAATTAGCAGTAGCAATATCTGCTGCAACAAGTGTATAGTCGTATAATATATTATCAATCCTTCTTCTGTTATACGCTGAATGATACTCAATCAAATAAATATCTGGCTTAATAACCATGTTTTCTAGTATTTCAATCTCAGCACCTTCGGTATCAATTTTCACAATATCTGCTTTTGGCAGCAAACTTGCTGCTACAACAGAAACATCCTCACCCTCTTCAACCTGCTCAGCGCCATGTTGAAAACTGCATTCACCAACATTGTGAGCTCCATAATACATTCTTCTTTGCTCTGTCTTTGAACCTATTGCAAGATTCATAACCATAATGTTATCAAGATCTTTTGTATTTGATTTTAAAAACTCAAAATTTTTCTTAATTGGTTCATATGAATAAATTTTTGAATTCTTCCATCTCTGATTAGCCCATAAACAAAATCCACCAACATTACCACCGATGTCTAGAATTACTGGATTTTCTTTTTCATATGGAATGTCGTACTCCCCTTTGAATATTTTTTCAATATGGGAAATCATGTTGTTTGGAGCTTTCATGTTATATTTTTCTTTTTACTTGTTTTTTAACAATCTTCTTTGCCGCTTTCTTTTTAGCTCTTGGTTTTGGCATATCGGGCGTGGGCATCCACTTACCCATTGATTCAGCAAGAGCATCAATAATTCTTTCACATTCATAATCAATTAGCGATGTCACCATCTTGTTAACAGTGTTGTCCTTATTGGAGCTATCAGGGTCTGGCTTTAACACTTCACTCACAGCTTCTGAAATTATAGCCATGTGACAATGAAGGAGTTCATGAACAATTGTTGCACGAAGATCTTCTGGCTTATCTTTTCTAAAATCCTTGTGTAAATACATTTTTGCAAGATGTTGCCCGTGAATAACTTCCGTTTCACCGAGCGCATCTGGATGACATGGCTTTGTCTGCATCATAATTACCCAATGAGATAGCCCCATCATGTTCTTAAGTTTATTTACATAGCGAACAACCCACGGGTCCATTGCTTCTATTTTTACAGGTGCCTTAGCCATAATGCGGACCCATGTTTTCTATTACGGCAAGTCTTTCTTCTTCACTGGAGAATAACCTGACTGCATATACGCATGGATCTCCACCGTCTTCCCAGTCAAGATCCTCTTCCCTTGTGCTTGGGATTCCGTCATGAACGGAACAAACTGGTTTACTTACCCAACCATTTTGAATTCCCAATAACAACCAATCGTCAAAACTTTTTTCAACAGACCAAGGGTTGTAATTTTTTTCTGGGTCATAAAAATTATCTGTCATTTTTTCTCCATGTTAATGCATTTTTTAAATAAACTATACCATAGGCAAGTGAACCAAGTATAAAACCATACTGCTTAGTGATAATTGCATAGTATGTCCAAAAACACTCTACACAAATCATCCACAGAAAAGCTTCCCACTTTTTCTTGCCAATAAAGAACATACCAACAATGCCCATTGATGCTAATAGCCATGACCATTGTTGGTTGCTCATAAACAATATTAGCTGTTTGCTCTTTCCACTTCTGGATTTACAATTTCAAAATGCCCACGCTTTACTTTCTTAAAGTACGAACGATTTGCGTTGTAGAAGTTGTAAAATGTTGGGAGGGAAACTTCAGTTCCTGTTGCTACCTGAACTGGTGTTACTACTTTACCAACATTTACTTTCAAAAAATTAACAATATTGTCTTGCTTAGACTTTCTTCCAGCCATTTCTTTTACCATCCTTTGTTTGAAGTTAAATATTTCTGAATAATGATTGTATTCCTCAATAGAAATTCCATAGTACTTGCATGTCTTTTGAACACCCCAATCTCTGTAGTGACCATAAATAACAGACGAAGCTGCTCTGTGGTCATTGACTGGGATTTTAGAAATTAGATGTTGATAAACTTTGTCAAACTCAGCAGTGCTGGTAAAACTGGTTTCCTCTTCATTTACAATCTCTTCTGACATTTTGTGTCCTTTCTATTAGAGAGTGAAAGTTTACCATTTCTAAAAAAGAAAATCAACTAGTTTTATAAAAATAAATAACGGGCGCTTCCCACACCTGTAATAACCTTTCAGAATACTACAAGCCAAGAAACGCCCGTTAAAATTTATTTTTTAGTTAAATGCCAATCAATGTGTTTATCAAGTTTATTTTCAACTTTTACAACATCCTTATGAAGATCCTGTAGAAGCGAAGCGACTACGCCGTGATCGTTTTTGTTTTCTTCTCTACTTTTTTGCACCAGTGCTGCGAGTATTCCACCCACAGCAGCAATAGCCGCAACAATCACAGCTTCCATTGTGCAACATTACTCTGCCAGTAAGAAGCTTGCAATATCTTCTACCGACATATCAAACTTTCCAAACTGCTCTTCGTGCTGGGAAAGGATTTCAACAAGATCGCCCTTCTTAACCGTTTTGGGGTCAAGAGGAATTTCTTTTGTTGGCGATGTCTTACCAGAGCCAGATGTTGGGGCTGATGCTGATCCACCTGTTGGAACACCACTAACCTTCTTTTCTGGATCAAGCGGGACTTCGTTGATCATTCCCTTGATAATATTAACCTGTGAGTCGTGCCAAGCGGCAGCCTTAATGTGATCTTGCATCTGCTCAGCTGCTGATTTTGCAGCAGTTTCATGCCAAGACTTCATTGCGTTATGGTCAGAAACCATCTTTTTCATATTGTCTTTCATAACTCTCCTTATATCAAAGATATGCTTAATAGCATATCATATTTACCATTCAATGGTATATTACTCACCCATCCTATCGTTTTCTTTATCTTCTACCTCAACAACTCCGTCAGGAATAATAGCAAACCTGCACATGCCTTCGTCCTCAACTTTTTGAGCGATAATCATACACACTCCGTTTTTTTCATATAAAACACAGTTTGCACATTTTACACCAATGTCCTTGACATCGTTTTCTTCGGCACTTTCGTAACCAGCCCAAATGCCAGTTTCATCTTCATTAAACTTTCCAAACTTCCTAGCGATTGTTACTAGAGCATCAGCAAGCGCCGCCTCTTCTTCCGCCAGGTCCTCGGCAATTTTTGAAATATCAAATGCTTTATTCACTGTTCTATAACCTCCACCTCTTTTTTTATATTCACGAACCAGCCATGCATTTGCATAGGCAGATGGATATACATCAAACTTAGCTTTTGCTTCAGCTTTAACCCTTGCATACAGAGCTGGGTTGGTTGGGACATTTCTTGTTGCTTTTTCAACATCTGTTGAAACATTAATCGGTTTTTTATCCTCTCTACTTTGAGTGGACTCCGCCCTGCGCTTTCTTTGAACAGCAGAACGAATTTGTTCTGGTGTCATTTGTGCGGCACGAGCAGCTGGGACACACTTTGGGTATTTGCCAGACTCAGCATCTGCTCTCCCACAGGGCTCAAAACCACCACCAGCTTTCGGTCTTGAAATATCAACCCATTTTTCCTTAAACCAATCTTTTAAAGATTTAATTGCATATTCAACATCTTCCTCTGTCAGGCTGTTTTGAGGTTCTTGATTCGTTGACATAATCTATAATTTTATCACATTATTGGTAAATTGAATAAAGCTCTTCCTTGGTCCACCTTTGGACTGGCATTTGTATATCTTTAAAATAAAAAAATGCATCTTCCGATGTATAGTATATGCGAGCATAGGCTTGTAGTGCACCTTCGTCATACGCAGGACAGTTAGGGTTTTTATCTAAATATAAAGCTTTGTATTGATACACATCCTCACCCCAATGAATAGCATTAACTGGCACAAGCTTCCAGTTGCAGTATGGGCATAATTTTTCTGGATATGGGAAATCTTTTTTTATACCACCTAATATCATTAAAAACCATCTTCTTTTTCGTTGTCATCTTTATCAAATGTTCTTTGAAGTAAGAATGCAATTATGTGATCAACACTTTTATGAGCTATTTCTACTCCATCCATTAGACAGTTTAACTCATCAAGAGACATTGGATAATCTTCCTCTGGGCTTTGAATAAAGAATGCAGGGACAAAGCTGTTTTCAAAAGGAACTGCTTTAATTACTATAGACAGGCTCTCAATGTCTTCTAGGTTTTCCTCACCGTTGTAAGGTATAATTCTCATCGCAATCTATTCCTTTTTCTGTAACAATTGTAATATTTTTGTAAGACAATATCATACTTTTCAAAAGCTTACGCAGCAAACTTCCTTCTTCATTTTTTTCTTTACCAAAAAAAAGAACTATTTCATAATCATCAATTTCTTTTTTAAAAAACATTTTGTAATGTTTATCTTTAATAATATTTACTTTTTTATTTAATTGCATTTTAACCCACAACTGAACAAATCTAGAAGTTGTTGCTGGGCATATATATATATAAACCTGGGATTCGGACAGTTTAGAAATAAATTGTGTTATGTATGGATATGGAAAACCAGTGTCACTTAGTATTAAAACTTTTTTTTGTTTTAAAAATGAAAAATCAATTTCATCTATTTGAAACATTGTTATTTGTATTCCTGTACTTATGAAGTACAACAAACATACTAGATACTAACGAAAACAATAAGGCTGACCCCCAGCCAATGTTATGATCAAAACCCCAATCAATAGCTGTTTTAATACAGAGGGCGTTTAAAAACATATAAGTCATATACAATAAAAAAGCAGCAAACATCATGGTTACATCATCTCACATTTTTTAAGAAAAATCTCGTCTTTCAAAAAAAAGTAGAAACTATTGAATTCCCCAGAATTTTTTGATATGCTTCGCATGCAAAGCGAGCGATAGTACTTGGTATACAAAGCATACTGCTTATACTTATACACAATAAGTATATTGGTATACTTAGCATACAGGTTGCAATAATAGCGAAAGTGATATAATTACACTATGAAAATTATCGGTATTGTTGAATCTGATGACTATAGCGGTGCGGCGATAATTGACGCAGATTACATCTCGGTAATCCAAATGAACGGTTATTGGATGGCGGCTTCAAAATGCATGTTTAGTCACATGCCAGTTACTTGTGAAATTTCTAAAGAAGCGGCTGATAAGTTTGTAGAAAATGGTGTAAAATATTTAGACTTTGATGCCAATACAAATCCTACAAAAAAAACTAAAAAAAGCAAGTAACATTTTATGAAAAAAATAAGCTGGTTTAGCCCTGGTAGTGTTGATGTAAGCGGTATGCCTTGGTATAGTCAAGGCTACAGTAATGCTGCTTTAAATGTCATTAACTCATTAATGCAAAAAGATATTGGTGTCTTCTACAATAGAAATGAAATTCCATTTCATATTAATTTTTGCCAGCCTCATTATTATCAAATGCAGAATCTATATAAGGTTGGTTACACACCTTGGGAGTCAACAAAGATTCCAGTAGGTTGGTATCACAACATGCAGAAGATGGATGAGATATGGGCAACATCAAATTTTGTAAAAGATGTGTATGTTAAAAACAATGTTCATCACAATATTCATGTAATACCTCACGGCATCTCGGATGACTTTAAAATAGTAGATAGAGAAGTTACAAAAACATTTAATTTCCTTCATGTTGGCGGAGATTCAAAAAGAAAAAATGCGCAGATGGTGGTTGATGCTTTTCTTGAACTATATGAAGACAATATGGACTTTAAGCTTGTATTAAAATACAATGGTTTTTGCCAAGCTGAAGTTTACATTGATAATAATTTGGTACCAGCAACTCAACATCCTCAGATAGTTGGGATACCAGAAAACTTAAGCACAGAAGACCTAGTTAAGCTTTATCATAAATGTCACTGCCTTGTTTACCCAACAAGTGGTGAAGGTTTTGGAATGATTCCATTTGAAGCAATCTGTACAGGTATGCCGACAATTGTAACAGATGCAACTGGCTGTAGTGATTTTGCAAAATATTCAATACCTTTGTCATGTAGGATGGATAATGCTGAGTGGAATAATCACCAATATGGTGAAGACACTGGCATGTGGGCATATCCAGATATGGACCAGCTTATGGATCTTATGACTCATGTTGTTTCTGAATACGATGAGTTTAAGAAATATACGATGCAGTCTGCAAGGATATTGCATAATGAGCATTCTTGGTCAAACATTGCAGACAAAATTATTGAAAGAATTTCTTTTTACGAAAATAATTTTTCTTAGACCTAAGTATCTTTAGTTGCTACGACTAGATCCACAGGGTAAGATGGTTCTTCTTACTTTCGGAGGTATGTCAAATGTCAGTTTTAACATCAGATTTTATTAATAGCTATAGTTCAAAAACACCACCTTGGGGTTTTGGAGGTCTTGGCGAAGTTGTTTATTTAAGAACATATAGTAGAAAAATTGATGGAACTGATAAATCAGAAACTTGGGTTGAAACTATTAAAAGAATTATTGATGGAGCAGTTGAAATTGGAGTTCCATTTAGTCAAGCAGAAGCGGAATCTTTGTTTGACCACATGTTTAATCTCAGATGCTCAGTCTCAGGCAGAGCCCTTTGGCAGCTTGGTACGCCTCTTGTAAAGAAGTTTTCAGGAACTTCTCTTAACAATTGTTTTTTTACAAACATTGAGAAAATTGAAGACTTTGAGCTTTTGTTTGATTATCTAATGCTTGGTGGTGGAGTTGGCTTCTCTGTTGAGCGTTCAAAGATTCATGATCTACCAAAAGTCAAAAAAGTAGATCACATTACCGCTGAAAAAACAAACGATGCTGATTTCATCGTTCCTGATTCAAGACAGGGTTGGAGAGAATTGCTTCATAAAGTGCTTGAGTCTTACTTTGTAACTGGTAAATCTTTTACATACTCAACTTTGTTGATTCGTGAGTTTGGAACACCACTTAAGACATTTGGTGGTACAGCTTCTGGATCTGGCGCACTCGTAGATGGCATTGCAGACATATCTAAAGTTTTAGATCAAAGAGTTGGGAAGAAACTTCGTTCAATTGATGTTCTTGATATTTGCAACATTATTGGTAGAATTGTTGTATCTGGTTCATCACGCAGATCTGCGCAAATTGCAATCGGAGATCCTGACGACATGTTGTTTATCAGAGCCAAGAATTGGGGTAGTGGTAATATTCCCGCTTGGCGAGCAAACTCAAACAACTCTATCTATGCCGACTCTTACGATGAGATTGTCTCGGAATTCTGGAAGGGATATGACGGAACTGGCGAGCCATACGGTTTGTTAAACAGAAAACTTGCCAGAACACACGGAAGGCTCGGTGAGAAATCCCCAGATCCAACCATTGAAGGATTCAATCCTTGCGCAGAGATTGCGCTCGCTGATGGTGAATCATGTAACCTTGCAACAATTTTTTTACCAAACATTGAGTCACTAGCACAACTATTAGAAATTTCAAGACTTCTTTATATGGTGCAAAAACAAATTACAAGGCTTTCATATCCATACGAGAAGACAAATACTATTGTTCACAAGAATGGTCGCCTTGGTCAATCTGTGACTGGGATCTTGCAGTGCTCAGATGTGCAAATTGGTTGGTTAAAAACGGCTTACGAATATTTGAAAGAATACGATAAGAGCTACAGTGAAGAGCATGGCTGGAACCCATCGGTAAGGCTTACAACTGTTCAACCTTCTGGGACACTATCTCTGCTCCCAGGAGTAACACCTGGAATTCACCCAGCTTTTGCTCAGTACTATATTCGCAGAGTTCGCTTTAGCTCAGTTGACCCACTTGTTGACGCATGCAGAAAGCGTGGTTATAAAGTCACTTGGGATATGGGGTTGGATGGCAGAGAGGATCACAGCAGATATGTCGTTGAGTTCCCATGTAAATCCCCAGAGGGTGCTGTGTTGGCAGCAAACATGACTGCTATTGAACAGCTTGAGTGGGTTAAGAAAATGCAAACTGAATGGGCAGACAATGCTGTGTCCGTAACAGTGTATTATCGCAAAGAAGAGCTCCCTGCAATTCAGGAATGGCTGGCAAAGAATTATGACAAGAGCGTTAAGTCTGTATCATTTCTTCTACATGTAGACCACAACTTTCCTTTGCCCCCTTACGAGGAAATTACAAAAGATGAATATGACAAAACACTGTCAAAACTCAACCTTTCTGTACCTCTGCAGCAAATTTCAACCGACTTGTCTATTGAAATGGATGATTGCGCTACTGGCGCATGCCCAGTCCGCTAATATCTGAACCATCTGTGTTAGTTTTATAACAAAACTAGTGTATAATTGAACACATGTCGTCAAATATTGTTAAGGATAAAAACCTTTGGGTCCCTGAGCGTGCTTATGGTGTATGTGTTTATTTTACTTCAAAAGATGAAGCTTTGTTAGATAGCGATGGCGGTGTTTTGTGCGCTGAAGGTTATATGCACGATTTAGATATTGAAAAAAGAGTTCTTGAAGCTGGTCGCTATTGGTCTGGAGATGCAGACGGTATTGTTAAATGGATAGCTGGAGCCAGAAAGGTTTCATCGTCAGAAAGAGATGATCAACAAGAAAGGTTGAATGATGGATTAGTTGCTGATCCATTTGAAGACATGTATGACGATCACTTTTCAAATAGGAGTAACAATGGAAAATAAAACAGAATTGGTTGAGGAAAGAATTCTTCTAGATGAAGAGATAGATGATATATCGTACATGGGGTTTACAACCAAAGTTGAGGCAACGGATCCTTTTAACCTGGTAAAGATAGATAGCCTTTCTCCAAAAATGAAAAGAAAGGCAATGCGCCTTCAGAAAAAACATGAAGGTGAAGATGGAACCGCATCTAAGTATGTTGACCCAGAAGTTGTAAGTGGTTATTCGCTTTATGACATTGTAAACCCACCATACGATCTTGACACCTTGGCTGGTCTTTATGATCAAAGCGCAATTCATTACGCAGCAATTAATGCAAGAGTTATGAACACCGTTGGTCTTGGCTATGAGTTCACTGAAACGCTAAAAGCAAAAAGAAGGATTGAAAAATCTCAGGGTAGTGAAGATAAATTAATTAGGCTGCGTCAGCAGTATCAAGATTTGAAAGAAGGTCTTGATGAAACATTTGAAAATTTAAATATTGAAGAAACACTTATTGAAACATTAGTTCGTGTTTGGCAAGATGTTTTAACAGTAGGTAATGGGTATCTAGAGGTTGGTAGAAACAATTCTGGAAAAATTGGTTACATTGGTCATGTACCAGCAACACTTGTTCGTGTAAGAAGGAAGCGAGATGGTTATGTTCAGATTGCAAAAACAAATAAAATTCAAGCTGTGTTCTTTAGGCAGTTTCAAGACACAGAAACTCAGGATCCAATTAATAGCGATCCAAAACCAAATGAACTAATTCATTTCAAAATCTATTCACCAAATAACACATACTATGGAATCCCATCAGCTGTGTCAGCAGCTGCTGCAATTGTTGGTGATAAATTTGCAAAAGAATATAATATTGATTATTTTGAAAATAAAGCAATTCCTCGTTATGCAATTATTCTTAAAGGTGCAAAGCTTAGTAATAAATCAAAACAAGAACTTATTAATTATTTTAGAAACGAAGTAAAAGGAAGGAATCACGGCACGCTCGTTATTCCAATTCCAGCGAGTCTTGGAACTGATACCGACATTAAGTTTGAAAAGCTTGAGGCTGGAATTCAGGATTCATCGTTTGATAAGTACAGAAAATCAAACAGAGATGAAATTCTTGTTGCCAATAGAGTTCCTGCTCCAAAAGTTGGTGTGTACGATAATGCCAACTTAGCTGTCTCACGAGACGCAGACAAATCATTTAAGATGCAAGTGATTGGACCAGATCAGGCTGTTATAGAAAAAAAATTAAACAGGATTGTTTCTGAGTTTACTGATCTAATGCAAATCAAACTTAAGAAAATTGACTTGGTTGATGAGGACATTCAATCAAGAATCAACGATAGATATCTTCGTACAGAAGTTCTTACGCCAAACGAAGTTAGAGGTCAAATTGGACTTCCAGAAAGGTTTGATGGAGATGAAGTTTTGCCCTTCCCAACAAATGTTAAGAAAGAACAGAATGCAGCTGGTAAGCCTGGTCCAGGTGCTCCAGTTGGTAATTCTAATAACGCAGCATTTGAGCCGCCAAAATCACCAACTGGTGATGGAGCAACTAGTGATCCAGTGGCAGATGGTGCTCAAGCCGAAAGAGGCGAAAATCAAGATTCTGGAGTGAACAACGATTCAACCAGTAAATTTATTCAAGGAGAATACAATGAGTGAAAGTAGTTTGGTATATTCAAATAAAAATTTAGTGACAGCTGATGGTGCTGTAAACATTGGACAGCATACAAGCGAATTGTATGTTTATAACAAAGGTGCCAGTGATGTTGATATTAAACTGAATGGGCAATATACAATTTTGCTACCAGCAGAATCTACAGAGTATATTGAAATTGATGGTGATTATACAACAATTGAGGTGCTTACAGCAGCTTCGGCGGTTGCTGTGTTCGCATTAGGCTGATTTGCAGTATTGAGAAAAACAATATATGCTAGTAGGTCACGAGGCGTAAATGTCAGATTTTAATATTTCATTCCCAATTGATATGATTAAGAGGGAGCAAAGGATAGTGGTTGGCATTGCTACCGCAGACAATGTTGATAAAGCTGGCGATATTGTTGACTTTGAGGCTTCCAAAGAGGCTTTTGCAAACTGGGGTGGGAACATCAGAGAGATGCACGCCCCTGTTGCTGTAGGCAAGGCTGTAAGTTATGAGCCAATCATTATTGATGGTCCAGACGGTGAAAAATATAATGCTTTTAAAGTAGAAGCTTATATTTCAAAGGGAGCCGAAAACACATGGCAAAAAATCCTTGACGGAACTCTTCGCTCTTTTTCAATCGGCGGTAAAGTTATTCAAAAGGCAGAGTCCACGGAAAAGATGTTCAGAGGCAAGCCAGTAAATATTATTAAGAAATATGTGCTTGGAGAGCTTAGTCTCGTAGACAACCCAGCAAACGCTTTGGCTGTTATTGATATTGTAAAAATGGATCAAGACGGAGCAATGCAGTATGCCCTTGATTGCGATCTTGACTGTCAGCTCGCTAAGGCAAAGCAACCATTGAAAGATCCAAAAGGTGGGCTTACCGCTGCGGGTAGAAGGCATTTTAAGCAAACAGAGGGCGCTAATCTAAAGCCAGGTGTTAGGGGTGCCGCAAATACTCCAGAAAAATTGCGCCGCAAAGGTTCTTTCTTAACAAGATTTTTTACCAATCCCTCTGGTCCTATGAAGAAACCAAATGGTGAACCAACAAGGCTTGCACTTTCCGCTGCTGCTTGGGGCGAGCCAATCCCTCAAGATAGAGCTGATGCCGCAAGGCTCGCTGCGAAAGGTCGCAGGATGCTTGAGCGATATGCTAATTCAAAAAAGAAAGGTTTCTTTGATGATGATTTTAATGAAGATCTATTAAATACGGTTTTAAAATTGATGGATGATAAAAATTGCGAGTGCGGTTGCAATACTTGCGAAGATGTTGAAAAACAAACATCTGTAACCACAGAAAACGCTGAGTCTAAATATCCATCTAGAAATGGGATTAAGTCCCCAACAGTTCCGCCATTCCCCTCTGGTTCGCCAAAGTTTAAGCCAAAAAAAGATGGTTCATGCGGGGATGGCTATCACCAAGAAGGTGAAAAAAAAGGCAAGGATGGAAATATGGTACCAAACTGTGTTCCAAATAATCCTGCTAAAAAAGTAACAAAAAGCAATATCTCTGAACAAGATATGCAATATTTTGATACAATTAAGGAGATGATTAATAAAATGGAAACAGATATTGATAATGGCGTTGGTTCAGAAGTAAATAATACTAATGATTCCGAATTGCAATTAAATGATACTTATGATAAGATCTCTGACATGAATGAACAAGAAATTAGTAAGCTTAGTCTATTGAAAAAGTTTATTGGATGGCTTGTTCCCGATGTCGCAGAAGAAATAACTTCAACTTCCGTTGAAGTAAGTGGAGACACACAGGAGGAAGAAATGGACATTAATGTTCTTAAAGATGCTCTGAGTGCTGTTGTTGATGAAAAACTGGCTAGTTTTGCTACTTCAATCAAGGAAGAAGTTGAAGCCTCTGTTCAGGAAAAAATTGAAGCAGTCGCAAAGGGTTTTGAAGTTCAGGGTGCTGAACTTCAGCAGAAGCTGGAAACAGCAGAGTTGGCTCTCGCTGAGCAAACAGAAAAGGTTGAGGCATTTGCCGCAGCTGGCGCTGTAAAGAAGAGCGTTGACCCAGAAGATGATGAAGAAACAGCAGAAGAGGCAATTGCCAAGTCTGCACCTACTTCATTCTGGAGAAATACATATCTGCCGCAGGAGTTAATTAACTCCCTAGGTTACAGGTCATAAGGTAAGGAGGAATAACTACTATGGCATCACAAGAAGAAATTTTAGCAAAAGCTAACGAAGTCACCACAGCGGTGGTTTCAAACAGCAGCCCAGTCAGCGGTGGTGGTGGTCTTCTCTACCCAGAGCAAGCCAACCGCTTCCTTGACTTCGTTGTTGATCAATCAGTTTTGATGAAGAACGCACGAGTAATTCGTATGCGTACTCCACAGATGGACATTGATAAGGTATCTGTTGGTACCCGCTTGCTTGCAAAGGCAACAGAAGCAACAGATGATGGCACAAACGCAGCTGTCACATTCAGCAAGGTATCGCTTTCAACAGTAAAGCTCCGTCTTGACTGGAACATTTCAACAGAATCGTTGGAAGACAACATTGAGGGAGCTTCACTGGAAGACCATATCGCACAGATCATGGCTCGCCAGACAGCAAACGACCTTGATGACTTGTTTATCAACGGTAACACATCGTCAAACAACGCCCTTCTTAAGGCTCTTGACGGCTTTACCAAGCTTGCAAAGGCATCTGGAACAACTGTAGACTTTGGCGGAAACAATGTTTCTCGTTCGGTCTATGACAAGATTCTACGCAACATGCCAACCAAGTACTTGCAGCGCCGTAATGAACTGAGGTTCTTCTCGGGTCCAGGTGTTGTACAAGACTCAATTTATAGCTTGGGAAATCCAAACTCGGCAACTGAGGCAACAGCAGGCGCACCTGCTCCAATGTCAACAGCTGGTGAAATGGCATTCTTGCAAGGTGCAATGAGAGCTAATGGTGGTCCAGGTGCAACTGGTCTTTCGCCATTCGGTATTCCATTGATTGAAGTACCTTTGATGCCAGAAACCCTTGCGGGTGACTACTCTGGAACAGCTGGATCACATGGTCATGTGGAACTCACATTCCCTAACAACCGTGTAATTGGTATTCACCGTGACATCACAGTGTATCGCCAGTTCAAGCCAAAGACTGACACAATTGAGTACACGCAGTACATGAGAGTTGCAAGTAACATTGAAAATGCTGAGTCGTATGTAATCGGCAAGAATGTTAAGTTGCGTTCACTCTAATCTAAACAATTAAAGTAGATAACGGGCGGGGCATTTAACATGCCCCGCCTTTTATCTATATTTTTAAAATATTATCCATAGGAAGTCAATTGATTTAAATGGGTATTGATGATAGGATTGATGTTATGAATGTAGAAAAAAATAGTGTAACAACAGATGAAATTAACAAGCCAAAAAAAGCCGCAGCTAAAAAGGCTGTAGCAAAGAAAGTTGCAAAGAAAGTTGAATTTAAAGAAGATGCAATTGACGCTGATGGTGATGGAATGGTTCAGGATGGAACTGAACATGAAAGACCAGTTCAAGAAGTTGTTTCTAACAACGAAAATTTACTGATTCTTTTTGAAAGTGGAGCTGGATATGCAACTAGCTCTGGATTTCGCTTTTCTCAAACAAACAAAATGGCAGAAGTTCCAGCTGAAGAAGCCAGACTACTGCTGTCACTAGATAATTTTAGATTGCCTAGTGATGAAGAAAAGGAAATGTATTATAATAATCTGGAGGATTAATAATGGCAGGCAATCTTACAAACTATCTTGAGAACAAACTTATTGATCACTTCCTTGGAACCACCTCATACACAATGCCAGCCGCTGTGTATATTGGTTTATTTACAGTAGCTCCAACTGACGCTGGTGGTGGAACAGAAGTAACTGGCGGCTCGTATGCTCGCCAGGCAGCAACTTTCAGCGCAGCATCAAGTGGTGCAACATCAAACGATACAAATATTGACTTTACTGGAATGCCATCTGCTACAACGGTAGCAATTGGTATTTTTGATGCTTCAACGAGTGGAAACATGTTGTTGTATGGAACACTTACAACAAACAAAACAACAGATGCTGGGGATACTCTAAGAATCGCAACAGGCGATCTTGATATCAGTATTGACTAAGGAGGAGGTGTGGTGTTAAGAAGAGAATTTACTGGAGCAGCTCTAAGAACTAACTTAAGCGCTAATATTTCAAACAGTGCTTCTTCTTTTTCCGTAACCGATGCAGTAGGTTTTCCTTCTGGATCAAATCCTTTCGCTATTGTTATTGACAGAGGCACGAGTGATGAAGAAAAGATGTTGATTTCATCAAGATCTGGAACGACATTCACAGTTCAAACTCGTGGTTATGATGGAACAATCGCAAAACCACACGGCTCTGGAGCGTTTGTTGACCACATTCTTGATGCGGCAACAATCCAGGATATGAATACTACGACATACGATAATGAAATTTTAATGTGGATGGGGGTATAATGGCAAATTTAGTTCCAAAATCTTTTTATCTAGGAAACTCAACTGGATCAAATGTTTATACTGTTGCTAATACGGCAGGTAATTATTCAATTATTAAATCAATTAATATCTGCAACACTAGTGACACAGCTAATGCTACAGCTGACATTCATATTCTTGTAGCTGGCGCTTCCCCTGCAAATAATAATAAAATAATTAGCAATGCTAATATTATTAAGAGCGATGTCCTGTATTACAATACATCAATTGTAGTCCCAGCAAATAGCAATGTTTATGTAGCTTCAAGCAACAGCACTGTAACATTTAATATTAGCGGGGTAGAATATGCCTAATCTTGTAAATAGTGGATCTAGCATTGGTGGTTCTGGTGCATCTGCCATAGTCACATGGGATCCTACAAAAGAAGAGTTTAAGATTGGTGACAAGTTCTACGGTTTTCAGTATTACCCTGCAAATGCAAAATTGATCGTTCAGGAGATACTTGAGCCAAGTACTATAACTAATGAGTACGATACTGGTGTAAATGTAGTCTCAATTCCAAAGCATAGGCTTGGGGACACATTCACTCCAGATAATGAATATTATGATCCTTCAAATCATGATATATATAAAAACTGGTTAACCAGCCAAGCTGAATTAACATTTTCTTGGTATACTGGTTATGAAAAGAATTTAATAGTGGAGGTTGCATAAATGGCTGCAATAGATCTTGGTAGACTAAGGTTCTATCATCAGGGTGCATATAGTGGTGCTACCACATATGAAATTAACGATGTTGTGTCGTATGGTGGAAAATCGTATGTATATATCAATACGACAAATGCTGCTGGCAACCTCCCAACAGACACCACATACTGGCGTGTAATGTCAGAAGGGCAGGACTACAAGGGTGCATGGTCAACGGCTAGCGCTTATATCGTAGATGACATTGTGCAAAGAGGCGGCTCAACATATATTTGTTTAGTAGCCCACACATCAGATACATTTTCAACAGACCTTGCGGCGAATAAATGGGAATCATTTGTTCGTGGTCTTAGAAATCGTGGTTCATGGGCATCAAATACGGCTTATTTGAAAGACGATGTTGTTTATAATGGCATTGACTACTCAATTGCAACAACTGATTTTACATCAAACTCCCCTGGGTTTGTTGATGAGACTCCTGGTAATTGGGAGACTATCGTTAACGGCGCAGACCCAATTCCAGCTCAAACTGGAAATACGGGGAAGTTGCTTACAACTGATGGAACGGATGCGTCTTGGACAAACTCTCCGTCTATTTCAAGCCTAGCAGTTTCTGGTAACACTTTTGTTGGAGCAAATGCTGGAACATTTGCAACAACTCTTACCAACCCAACTCTTGTTATCCAGTCAAACACAACAGATTATTCACAAGTTGCATTTAGAAATCTTGGAACAAACGCAAATAGCTCAACAGACTTTATTGCGTATGCAGATGAAGGTGATGATGATACTGGCTGGATTGACATGGGTATTACATCAACAAACTTCTCGGATCCAAGTTTTACCGTTACTGGACCTCATGACGGATATGTATTCGTAGAAGCACCAGCAAACAGTTCTGGACATGGAAACTTAATTCTTGCTACTGGTGGTAATGGTACACAAAACAAGATTATCTTTGCAGCTGGCGGTCTTCAGAGTAGCAATACTCAGATGATTATTACCCCAGATACATCTGTAAACATCAACATCGCTACTAATGCAACAAGCTCTACAACTGGAGCTCTTGTTGTTGCAGGCGGTCTTGGTGTTGGTGGTAATGTTTACATTCAGGGTAATACCAGTATTCAAGGAACTATCACTGTAGGTGGTGGTGCATTTGAATCAAATAACCTTACTGTATCAGACCCAATTGTGTTCATGGGTAATACGAACACTGGTGATACTTTTGACCTTGGCTTTGCTGGTAAGTTTGACGATGGTACTGTCAAGTACGCAGGTCTTTTAAGAGATGCAAGTGATGGTAAGTTTAAACTATTTACTGATCTTACATCTGCTCCAACCACAACTGCAAACTTTGCAGCGGGATCAAATGCATCCTTGGTTGTTGCAAACTTTGAAGCAAGCGGTAACGCTGCTGTGACAGGAAATGTCACTGTAACAACAGACCTTACAGTAACAGGTAATACCACAGCATCAACAAACTTAACTGTAACAGGAAATGCTACTGTGACAACCGATTTGGCAGTAACAGGAAACACTACTCTGTCAACAGATCTTGCTGTAACTGGTAACACAACACTGACTGGTGGTTTGACAGTTTCTGGTCCATTAACGGCTGCTGAAATGTCTGAAATCGCAATAGCTGGCTCGCTGGTAGGAGCTCAAGTCAATGAGCTTACGCTGAACTGGACAGCTACAAACATTGTTTTTGTAGCTGACCCAGGCAACAACATTACACTAGATATTACAAATGTTCCAACTACAAACAACAGAGCATTATCTGTGTCTGTGATGGTCTTCCAAAGTGCATTCCAGGCTTTTATTCCTAATGTATTGAGTATTGATGGTTCTGCTCAAACAATTAGATGGTCAGGCGGGTCTGCTCCTGCAGGTACTCTAGATAAGATTGACATCTTTAGCTTCGTGTTGCTAAGGCAATCAAACTCTTGGATAGTCTTTGGTAGTTCAAGCTTGAACTTTTAATGGAGGTATATTATGGGTTTTCTTTTTAAAGCATCAAAAACTTTTGGACCATTAAGCCCAAGACAGCTTCTGGCTAGACTGGCAAGGTTTACTGACACATTTACTACTGCAAATAGCACAACCACATTGCCAGTATCAGTGGCAACACCGTGGGAAGCAACTCGTGGAGTATGGGGGGTTGTCAGCAATAAAGCCTACTCAGTAAGCGCTCCAGGCAGTTACGCAGTCGCTGTTGTTGATACAAAAGGAGAAAACGCCTCGGTTAAATCAACAACTGATAACACTCATGCTGGAGTAGGTGTTTCTTTTTGGGTAACTGATTCCAATAATTGGTGGGGAGCTCATAGTAAAAAAGTATCTACAACTGGAACTCCGTACACCTGTCCATCAGGCGGGACATTAAGCGGCTCCACATGTAGCTATACATATGGAGCAACTGCTTATGGAAGCGTATACTACTACTGCCCAGGTGGTTATTTTTATCACGGGATCTGCTGTCAATTAAATGGTCATGAATGGGTTGGGTGTATTGGACCAAACCACGCCCCTGGTCCAACAACATACGGATGCCCAAGTGGTGGTTCTTTGAGCGGTACAACTTGTTATGTATCCTATGCAGCAAGCTTAACAACATACTATGTTCATACGCTTGAGACAGTTAAAAACACTGCTGGGTCAATTTCAACAGTAAACTCAACTACAGTTGCCAACACAACAAACAATAGCGATTATGTTGGTTTTGTTAGAGCTAATACTGGTTCATCAAGTGCAACCATAACAGCTCAAATGACATCTGGTGGTGCTGTTGCATCATACACAGCCTCTTCTGGAACTCCAGCAAAAGCTAAAAAACATGGTATGCTTACTGGTCCGAGTACTTTGAATGTTGGAACAACAATTGCAACATTTGACTACGATCCACTTTAATCTAGATAGGAATCTTCATGGAAGAATATAGCAAAAGCAAGGCTCAAGAGCGTCTTGATATTTGTAAACAGTGCCCCCGTCTATTTAAACCAACTATGACATGCAAAGAGTGCGGTTGTTTTATGAAAGTTAAAACTCATTTAATAAACGCTACTTGCCCATTAAATAAGTGGTAGTATTATTGGTATGAAAAAATACGAAATAAAAAAAACAACTATGGGACCAGCTGTCCTTTATGAAAACGAGATTCTTTTCTTGGATCAAACAATAAGTTTTTTTGACATCATTGACGAAGACCCAGAGTTTTTGTGGGACATCACAGATGCAGTAATTGCTCATTATGACGAGCAAGTTAGTTCTTTTAGGTCAGCGCTTACAGATCGTCATACCGCAAGTGCTGGTCCAATTCATACAACCGTAGCTATTATAAATAGCTATTGGGAATTGATATTTGATAAATATCCATCGTACAGCCAATCAGTCTTGAAAGCTCAAGGCGAAGATGCCGTTTGGGATATGTCTGATCCAAAAAAAGCTTTAATTCATCGTTTTTATTCAAAGGCTGATCTTAATGATAATTAACCCTAATTTTCACTATAGCACAACTCATCCTTTTATTGCACTAAGCGGAGTGTTTACTAGTGACGAGTGTGATTTGATTAGCGATATTGGTAGCAGTTTGCCGATGATGGATTCTGTTGTTGGCGGAGAGCAATCTATTTATAGCAATCATCGTCAATCAAAAAATTCTTTCATGAACCCAGTCGCTGAGACAGATTGGATTTTTAATAGACTTATTGAGGCATCCACCTTTGTCAACGACAAGTATTTTCAATATGATTTATATGGTTTTTCTTATATTCAATACACTGAATACGGGAGCGATTTAGATCACTACAACTGGCATATGGACATTGATCCAGTTAAAGATGTTCAGATTGGTAATATCGCTACAACAAGAAAATTGTCTTTAAGCGTGATTTTAACAGACCAAGGTGATTTTGAAGGTGGAGATTTTGAAATATATATGAATCCTGATGCAACAGCAGAGCATGTTGTTAATCAAGAAAAAGGAAGTGTTATATTTTTCCCATCTTACGCAATGCATCGTGTTACGCCAGTATCTGACGGAACAAGAAAAAGTTTAGTTGTTTGGATAGAGGGTCCGAAGTTTAAATGACATTAGATATTCGTTTTGTCCCAATAGGGAAGATCGCAGCCACCGCAACACAACATCCAAAACCATCTAAATTTTATGTCCCAGAATGGTGGAGAAAAATTGATTCTTTTATTGGAGGCAAGGCTGACTATCTATCCGACTCCAGCTTGAACACTTCTGTAAAGCATTGCATGCCGTACATAGATGCTTTGACAGGTGGATATATTCAAGAGCTGTCAACCGATATATATATAGAAATCAGCAAAAATAATAATAATGAGTTTGTTGTAAAAATCAATCATTCATTACAAATACCAGGACTTGTCCCTGTAAGATACCGCACATACCCAAAGAATTCAAACATTCAAAAATTTCCAGAAGGGTATTATCCAATTGAATTTACATGGTCTGAGAACTGGGTTGCAGACACACCAGTTGGCTGGTCAATGCTATATACTCATCCAATGAATAGATATGATCTACCATTTATAACACTGTCTGGCATAGTTGACACAGATCGTGGTCATGTTAATATTGATGGTTCAATACCTTTTTACATCAAAGAGGGGTTCTCTGGTGTAATCCCAGCAGGAACCCCTATTTATCAAATGATTCCTGTAAAGAGAGAATCTTGGAAATCTGATATTGAGGAGTATAGTGAGTATAGATATTTTAGAGACCTTCCTAAATTAAAAAAATATTTTACTGGCGGTTATGTAAAAAGCATTTGGCACAAAAAGAGGTATGACTGATGAAAGAAAAGAATTCTAATGAAATCATTGTTTACTGGTCCCCCTGGTGGGCTCCAGAGCCTGGGGTTAATCTAGATATCATATATCACGATCCTGTAAATGTTTTTAAAGACTTTATATCAAGAGCAGACCCAGATAGGCTTTATCCTAATTACATTAACTGCCCAGCCGTTTCTGAAAAATTTAAAAGAACCTTTATGGTAAAAAATGTTGCAGAAACAGCTTTGAGATGTTCATTTAATGAAAAAAAAGAGCTGGATATTACTTATTTAAATTCAAAAACAACAAATAATGCTGCTGGCATTACTCACAAACCAACTCTTAAAGATAATTATCTTTTTGAATACCATATGGCTTACGCTCTTTTTGCAGAAGAAAGTTTGACATTGGCTACAAGCTCTCCTTACTTTCATAAAGCACCACATCTGCAGTACGGAGCAATAGTCCCAGGCTCTTTTGATATTGGTCGCTGGTATAGACCGATTATCTCAGAATTTAATTTATGGGAGGGAAATGATTATTTCCATATTCAACCAGATGAGCCATTAATGTACTGGGAGTTCTTTACCGATAAGAAAATTATTTTAAAGAGATATGAAAGAACACAGAAGCTATATGACATTACAAGTTCTGTTATTAATTTTAAATTAGTAAAGAGAGGGTCAAATTTGTTGTCAAGATACAGAAAGTTTGACGATTCAGCGCTAAGAGCAGTTATTCTTAAAGAAATTAAGAATAACTTATTGGAGTAGTATGAATGTTGTAGTGGTAGGCTCAGGCACTGCGGGTTTAATATCTGCTATATATTTAAAACAATCTTTCCCTAAATATAATATTAAAGTTATTTCATCATCATCAATTGGCATTATTGGTGTTGGTGAGGGTTCAACTGAGCACTGGAGGCAATTCCAGGATTACTGTGGAATTGATCCTCTTGATATGATCATAAACACAGATGCAACTTATAAACTAGGAATTCGTTTTGAAGGCTGGACAAAACACACTCAGGATTACTTTCATAGCATTAACTCAGCTGGCGCTCTTCATAAGGGAAATTTCATACCAAGCTATGCGGATGCTGTATTGGAAAATGAACTGCTGACAAATCGGTTCTCTTCTCTCGGGATTAAAAGAGATGAGATTGATAATATCAAAGATCATCCTCGCTATGCAAATCAATTTCATTTTGATACATTTAAAACAAATGAGTATTTTATAAATATAGCAAAAAAAAGAGGGATTGTTTTTATTGATGACGAAATCACGAATGTTAATATAGATTCTGAATCTGGATTTATTAATAGCGTTAGTTTAAAAAATAATAAAGATATTAAAGGTGATTTTTTTATTGATGCTAGTGGTTTTAAAAGAGTGCTAATGAGTAAACTTCCTAACCAGGATTTTGTCTCATACAGAGACTATCTTTCGTGCGACTCAGCGATAGCTTTTCCAACAGAAAGTGATCCATCTGGAACGATCAAGCCGTATACAAGGGCAATCGCTATGAAAAACGGGTGGAGATGGGAAATTCCAACTCAAAAAAGAAGAGGGAATGGCTATGTGTTCTCTTCAAAATACGCTACTGAGACAGAAATAGTTGATGAGCTATCAGAAACATTTTCTAGAGAAATCATTCCTGCAAGATCTTTTAGGTTTGAACCTGGTTACTATAAAAAAACATGGCAGTTTAATTGTGTTGCTATTGGTTTATCTGCAGCATTTGTTGAACCATTGGAGGCAACTTCAATCAGCACAGCAATACAGCAAGTAATAATTCTTTCATCCCATCTATCTACTTTCAATAGAAATACTAGATTTGGAATTGAAGAATACCACAGGCAAGTTGATTCACTTATGGAAAATATTCTTGCCATGATCTCTATGCATTACATTACTGATAGAGATGATACTGTTATGTGGAGAGAGCAAAGAAATATGAAAAAACCAGATCTAGTTCAGAGGCTGCTTGGGTTATGGCAAGAAAGACTTCCAGAGCCTCAAGATATACCAAGGGCTGGCTTTGAATTATTTCATGTTTATCATTTTTATCATGTAGCACAGGGTCAAGGTCTAATAAATAAAGATAATGCAAAAATTCAACTTGATTCCTATGACTCAAATTCTTTTATTAAAAATTGGTATAATACATATAGTAATGCAAGAAATCTAAAACCACTTATAGACCATGCAAGAGCGCTGAGGAATTTGTATGGTAGAAATAGATAATTTCATTCCGCAGTTCTATCAAGATTCAATACTTAATACCTTGTTGGAAAATAACATTGATTGGCGTTATGTTGACGGTGTTGCTGGGGCAACAACAAATGTAAAGACTCCTGGGGTTAAAATGTCAAAAGATCAGACTGCGTTTTACCATGTTGCCTTTAGAGATGGTAAGCCCGAGTCTCATTTATTTTATGCATTAAGACCTATGATTTATGCATTAGAAGATTATTTAGAAAAACCTCTGTCTGACCTATCAAGGATTAGAATCGGCTTAACAAAACCATCGTGGTTTTCAGGCTATCATGCACCGCATGTTGATTTCTATGCAAGGCATAAAACTTTGCTATACTATGTAAACGATAGTGATGGAGATACTGTGTTTTATAATGAAAAATTTCAAGGCGACACTAGCCTAAGTAAATTTACAGTGCAAAAGAAAGTAAGTCCAAAAAAAGGGAAGGCTGTTATTTTTGACGGTGATCACTACCATAGCTCTGGTATTCCAAAAAATACTTTAAGAAGAGTTGTTATTAATATTAATTACAGGGTGGACTGATGATTGTTGTAGATGATTTTTTACCAAAATTTTATCAAAGATCTATTCACGACAGCATTGTTTTTGAGCAGACACCTTGGACAATTATTGATGGCGTGAGCGGTACAAGCTCAGATGTATCTATACCTGGGGTAAACATATTAAAAACACAAACTGGTTTTTATCATGTTTGTTACGGCGATAATCAAGTTTATTCTAATTTATTTTACACTCTTAGACCAATTATTGATGCAATTAGTCACTACCAGCAGGAGCCTGTAAAAACTCTTCTCCGAATTAAAGTTGGGATGTTTATTAAATCACCAGAGGCTGGATCCAACTCGCCTCATGTTGATTTTTCTGATAATCACAAGACTTTCTTATACTATGTAAACGATAGTGATGGAGATACTGTGTTTTACAATGAAAGTTATAGAAAAGGATTTAGTAATAATAAGTTTACAGTGAAGGATCGCATAGAGCCAGTGATGGGTCGTGCAGTGTTTTTTAATGGTCTACAACACCATAGCTCATCACCCCCTTTTGTCAATGACAGAAGGATTGTAATTAATGTAAACTATTTGTGAGATTTTATGTTTAAAATTATAGATAATTCAATACCATTCCATTTTCAAGAATCTCTTAAAGCAATAGTTTTAAGCCCCGATTTTCCGTGGTCATACACTGACATTTTTACTTCTGACGGTAGATCTGATATTACAAAAAGAACGAAATTTACATCTAATGGTATTAATTTTGATAGAGGGTATGGTTTTAATCATCACCTGTATTTTTTTCAAAACGGGGTGGAGGGGGAAAGATCACCATTCTTTGATAAGTTCTATCCAGTTGTGTACTCATGGATGAATGAGGTTGACATTGTTCAAATTATAAGAATGAATCTCAGGCTTACAACTAAGATATCTAGCAATGCAGTTTTTGATGAGCCTCATACCGATTACACAGACAAGGGTATAAAAACAGTTGTTTATTATCTTTTTGACACCGATGGCGATACTTTGTTATTTAATAGAAAATTTCAAAACGGCGATCTTGATCGCAGCGAAATTCACCTAGATGTATCTCAATCCGTAACTCCTAAGCAAGGTCGGGCGATATTTTTTGATTCTGATACATATCATGCAGGAGCTCACCCAGGTATTACAAATAACAGGATAACGCTCAATGTGCAATACTTAGATTCAACATTTAGAACAAGATAATGTGTCCATTTAGCTTTGTATTTGTATTTGTTTTATTAAATAGATTTAAGGATTTTGTCAAATTAATACTTTCTAAGTTATAATCTTTATGTGAAAATTAACTTTCGTAAAGGTTCTTGGATAATACTGCCTGCGTTAATTCTCTCTATTGCATCTATATTTGTATCATCATCATACGCAGGTGCAACATCTGTTTCTATCCCCGATGCTGGGTTTGAAGATAACACCTTTACTGGTTGGTCAATAGGTTCACAGACAGGAAACCTGGGTGCTTCAATTAATGGGAACGGAACTGGCGTAACCATATTTAATGGCTCACGAACCTTTACTCATGGTGCAAATGGAGCAATGGGAAGTCCTACTTTGTCAGACGGTAGCCCAAACCCATATTACGCTTCTGCGGTAGCGGCTGGAAGTTGGACATTTTCACCAAAGGG